TTATGGCGTCAGGGCCTTAATGTAGACGTAGCCGAGACGGCGATTGTCGGGATCGTTGGGTGCCTGTCCGGCGCCAGGCACTAGGACAGCCGTGTGAAGGCCGGGGCACGTCCCGTTCCACGTGTACAGCCCGCCGCCGAAGCTGATTTTATCGAGGTCCATCGGACATTTGACGCCGAGATAGGTTAGCGCCACCGGATAGAACCCGACGCCGGGAGGGTCATTGTAGGTGATCCAGTCGGCCTTGCCCTTAATATAGATGATCTTCACCTGACCATTCCGGTAGAAGCATTCATCACCCCACTTCACCTTCGAGCAACGCTCCGGCTTGCCAAGGACGGCGGCGACTTCCTTTTGTGACTTCAGGAGGATGCGCGGCAGAATGGGATCTTCGACCGGCGCCCGAGCGGCGGCCAGGGCTTCAGCCTCCGCCTCGGAACGGATGACGCCGTCCGCTCCCATGACACCAAGTTCTTGGACTTGAGCCATCGCAGGAAGCGGAGCGGAAACCGCGACAACCACGGCCAGTACCGACACGCTCCAGTTGAGCGGTGACATTTCGAACTCCAAAAGCGTGCACAATTATAAACATTTTAGAAGTATCTCAGCACCTATGTGCGCCGCTAGCCCAGCCAGAACCAGCCTTAGGCCGAACGTTTGCCGCTGCCGGGCTCGGCGGTCAGCAGGTCCTTCCGAAGCTGCGACCCAACGAGCTTTACCATGACGTGGCGCTCCTCGACGTCTTCCGTTGCGGCATAGATTTCATTGAATTTTTCGGCACTTAGGCGACCAAGATCCACCATGGACAATGGGATGTTCGCTTCCCGATAGGTCTTGGCGATCACTTCGGTGATGCGGCCCATAAGTTCAGCATCGGGCGTGAAGCGCGCCCATGGGTCAGTGCGGCGGCGCATCTCGCCCGACCCCGTCAGCAGCCACGAGACGTCGCATCCGAGAGCAATGAGGCGCTCCAAGTAGGCCACATTTGGCGTGCTGGCGTCCGAGACATATCGGCTGTACGTCCGCAGCGACGTGGATGTGGCTTCGGCCATTTGCTCCTGCGTCATGCCGAGTGATTCGCGGAATTCCTCAAGGCGCGCGCCGAAACTCATGGCCGTCGCACCTCTCCGCTCCAAAGAGCGACGAAATCAAACGCCAAAGAGCGACACGTCGCGCAAAGAGAATTCGCGAAACCCTCCAACGACATAACGCCACAAATGGCACAAATGGAATGCGAGACGCGCCGATCCTCAAGCGCGACACGACAGGAGTGGCTTGACACGCCATATTTGGCGTAACAATTTCCTTCCCATGCCAATCGTAAAGACAACCTCTGACATCCCAAAAAATCCCGCCGAACGGCGGGAGTGGATCCGTATGCAGCTCCGCCTGCGCGGGCTCTCCTGGCTGGAGCTGGCGCGCCGGATCGAGGTGTCGTCTCAGGCGGTACAGCAAACCGCTGCCGGCCGGCCGTCCATCCCGATCGAGCGCGCCCTCGCCGACCAGCTGGGCGTCGAGCCGGAGGAGCTTTTCCCCGAGCACTGGTCCCCCACCGGCGAGCGAATCCCGAAGGAACGGGCGGCGCTGCACAGGGCGAAGAATACCCGCTTTGCCACCTCGCACCATGTCGAAAAGAAGGGGGCCGCCTGACATGCCCTTCGCCCCGTCCCTGCGCCGCTTCCGTCTCACCGACGCACGCGCCCGGCTCATCACTAACTTGGTGCTGATCGCCGCCATCACTCTCGCCATCGCGGCCGTGCTGTCCGCGATCGGCCTGCCGCGAGGGTAAGGCGATGAAGGAACGCTTTGTCATCTGCCGCACCGCCGCCAACGTCGCATCCGGCTGCGAGTATTGGACCGGCACCCATGCTTGCCTGCTCGCCGACGACGGCCGCGGCGCCCTCGCCTATCTCGGCACCGCCGCCAGCCGGCATAGCGTGCTCGTCCTCGATGACGTGCTGACCGCCCATTCGGTGGCGCTGTGGCTCAATACCTGCCCGCTGCCCCGCGCCATCACCGATGTCGGGCTCTGGCAGGTTCTGCCGTTCTCCTCGCCGAACGAGGGCCGGTGATGCACGCGATGACCGCCTCGATCCTTTCCCCTTTCGCCGATGCAACGACCCGCAACGTCCGCGTCGGTGAAGCGCGCCACCTGCGCCAGTGGTGGGGCCGCGGGGCTACCCGCATCCTCCCAGGACAACTGAGCCGGGCGTGGCAGTTCCGCGCCCGCCCGGCTCCCTTTTCCGAGGAGGGCCGCTGACATGGCGCGTCGCCTCTCCATCGGCCAGCAGATCGAAGAGCTGGAGACCACACGCGACGAGCGGAAGGTCCAGTTTGACCAGCGCGTCGCCCGGCGTCAGCTCGGCATGTCGCTCGCGCAGTACCGCACCGATCGTTTCGAGGCCGCTTTGCGCACGCTCCGGTGGCTGGAGCGCCACGAAGCGATGATCCGGCAGCGCTGCCCGGAACTGGCAGGAGGCAGCAAATGAGCCGCCGCCGCGACACTTCCACCCTCGATCTTTTCACCGACTGGACGCCTCCCGTCGTCGTCGAACGCTTCGAGGAGCTTTCTGTCCGCGCCGTGTCCTGGCGGGTTCGCGTCGCCAAGGCTGTCGCCGCCGCGCTCGAAAGCTGCGAGACGCCTCGCGACGAGGTCGCCACCGCTATGTCGGAATGGCTCGGCGACGATGAAACCGTGACGCGCGGCATGCTCGACAACTACGCCTCGCAGGCGAAGAACGAGCACACGATTAGCTTCATTCGCATGATCGCCCTCGCCGTCGTGACCGGCGACGCCCGGTTGCTTCAGCTCGCGGCCGAGCCGCTCGGCCACGTCGTGGTCGAGCAGCGCTATCTCGGCGCCATTCGCGAGGCCATGGCCACCGAACGGATCGAGCGGCTTGAGAAGGAACGCCGCGACGCTCGCCGCGACTGGCTGAAGGGGCGGGCATGACCGACCTCGGCATCGCCGATATCGCCGCCGCCTTGAACGTCGAGAAGCGTTCGGCCGAGCGCCGGGCGAAGGAAGGCAATTGGCCTTACCGCGAAGTTCGCGTGAAGGGAGGCCGGAAGCGCCTTTATTCCAGGGACACGCTGCCGCCCGAAGTGCGCAGCCGCATCGACGCGCAGGCCATTGTCTCGACCAAGACCGCCGAAACCACCCGTCAGATCGCCACGATCAACACCACCACTCTTACGGCCCGCCAGCGCCAGGTGATGGAAGCCCGCGCTGCCCTCCTGCTCGAAATCGACCGGCGCGCGGCGTTCGGCGGGCTGTCCATCACGGCCGCGGTCCGGTCGCTGGTGGATGACAGCGCCGCCGGCCGGCTCGACGCGACGCTGTCGGCCGCGGTCGCCGTAGCCAATGATCGCAGCGGCGGCGAGCCGCGCGTCAAGGAACGCATCCTGTTCCAGTGGCGCTCGGCACGGACGGCGGGCGGCATCGCCGCTCTCGCGCCGATCCCGACCAAGACGGCGCAGGACTTGCCGAAATGGTTCGGCGAGTTCCTGCCCTACTACGCCCGGCCTCAGAAGCCGACGATTGCCCGGGCGCTCACGAGCTGGAGCAAGGACACCCCCGGCGCCGAGTTGCCCTCCTACCAGCAGGTACGACGCGCGCTCGACAAGCTTGGCGTCATCGACCGCATGCGCGGCCGTGAGGGCGCGCAGGCGTTGAAAGCCCGTCAGGCGTACACGGCCCGCGACGCCTCCGACCTGCTGCCCACGTCCGTGTATCTGGCGGACGGCAAGACCTTCGACGCCGAGATTGCTCATCCGATCCACGGCCAGCCGTTCCGGCCGGAACTAACGACCATCGTGGACGCGCACACACGGCGCATTGTCGGCTTCTCGGCAGCGCTCGACGAATCCGCCGTCGCGGTGACGGACGCGCTGCGGGTGGCCTGCGTCCATTCCGGCATCCCGGCCATCTTCTACACCGATCGCGGCCCCGGCTACGTCAACGATGCCATGGACGCTCCGATGACCGGCCTGCTCGGCCGTCTCGGCATCACGCCGATGCGCGCCCTGCCGTACAACTCCCAGGCCAAGGGCATCGTCGAGCGCCTCAATCACGAGTGGTCGCACCTCGCCCGCGACTTCGCCACCTACATCTCCCGCGACATGGATCGCGAGGCCAAGAAGGCGGCGCACCACGCGACGCGGCGGGAACTGGCGGTCAGCGGCACGTCCCGCCTGCTGCCCTCCTGGGAAGATTTCCTCGTCGCCTGCCGGGCCGCGATCGACGCCTATAACGACCGGCCGCACCGTGGCCTTCCGCGCACCGTCGACCCCGTCACCGGCGGTCGGCGGCACATGTCTCCGGCCGAGGCCTGGGAGGCCGCGTTCGCGAGGGGTTTCGAGGCCATCCTCGTGACACCCGGCGAGAGCGAAGACCTGTTCCGGCCTTGGGTCATCCGGCGGGCACGGCGCGCCCTCATCGAATGGCTCGGCAATTCCTACTTCGCCCCCGAGTTGGAGGCGGTCGAGGGCGAGGACGTCATCGTGGCCTACGACATTCACGACGCTGCGCGCGTGTGGGTGCGTTCGATCAACGTCGACGCCAACGGAGACCGCCAGCCCGGCCCGCTGCTCGCCGTCGCTGCCTTCGAAGGCCACAAGACCCGCTATGTGCCGCTCTCGGCCGAGCAGGCGGCGCTGGAGAAGCGCGCCGCCGCCCGTCGGCGCCGGCTCCAGGGCCACATGGACATCGTCGATCAGGAACTGCGCCCGACGCTGCTGCTCGAAGGGCCGGCGCCGATTGACCATCTCGACCTGCCTTACCCGCTCTCGATCGACGACGAACGGGACATGGTCCCGGTGCGCGTCGAGGCGCCGTCGAGCGCACGGCCGATCTTCCAGGACGACGTCCAGTTCGCCCGCTGGCTCCTCACCAATCCCGGCTCGGCCACCGAGCAGGACATCGCCTTCGTCCGCTCAGAACTCCTCGGCTCAACGGCGGCCCGAGAAGAGTTGCGTCTGGCGGGCATCGATCTCGACGCGCTGCGGGACCTCATGCGCGAAGCCGCCTAACACACTCAAGGAACGCACAAAAACCATGCGCAAAGTCTTCGTTGAAACCGAGAATTTCGGCCGTTTCCACGGCGCCCTGAAGGCCATGGAACGCCGCGGCGCCGCAGAGAGCTGCCTCATGGTGGTGGACGGCCTGCCCGGCCTCGGCAAGACCACCACCGTAAACCGCTGGGCAGTGCAGAACTCGGCCATCTTCCTGCGCGCCAAGCGCGAATGGACGGCCGGCTGGTTTCTCGACGACCTCCTGTCCGCCCTCAACGTGTCGCCGCCGCACAGCTTCAAGGCCCGCTTCCAGCGCGCCACCGAAGCCCTCGCCGTCCGCCAGAGCACCTTTGCGGTAGAAAAGCGCACCTTCGCGCTGGTGCTCGACGAGGCCGACCACTTCTCCCGCTCGCAGCGGATCATGGAGACCATCCGCGACCTGTCCGACAGCATGGACCTCGTCACCATCCTCGTCGGCATGGGCCGCATCCGCCACAACCTCACGGCCTACCCGCAGATTTCCTCCCGTGTCGGCCCCGGACAGCGGGTCGAATTCCAGCCGGCCTCGCTGGCCGACGTCACCAAGCTCATCGCCGAGCTTAGCGAGGTGCCGGTGGATGCCGACCTCGCCAGCTTCGTGCACCAGATCTCCGGCGGCTTCTCCCGCGAGATCAAGGAAAGCATCGCCATCATCGAGCGCTTCGGCCGGCGCAACGGCAACGGCCCGGACAATCCGGTCACGCTGCGCGCCCTGCGCGGCCAGATCCTCGGCGCCAACCGCGCCACTGGCCAGCCCATCATCGTGCCGGAGACCGTGTGATGGCGGGCGAGGCCACCCACCAGATCGCCATCATGGGCGCCATCGGCCGGGGAATTCGGACGGTGGACTCGCTCGTGGCGCACCTTCCCATCGACCGGAAGGGCGTTCTGCGACCGCTCTCCCGGCTGGTCGGCCGAGCCTACGTCGAGCGCGACGAAGACGGCGCCTATCAGCTGACCGAAAGCGGCTTGTCATTCCTGGCGTCCGGCGCGCCGCTCAAGAGCGGCCGCAAGGGACCGCGCGACAAGGTTCGCCGGCCGAAGACCGAGAATTTCCGGCAACGCGCCTGGGCGGCGATGCGGCTGCAGTCGCGCTTCGTGCAGGCCGACATCCTCATGTTGGCGGCCCGCCCGGATGACGGCGACGCAGCGTCGAACCTACGCACCTTCGTGATGCTGCTGGTGCGCGCCGGCTATCTGATCGTGCTGCCCGACCGTGTGCCCGGATCGGGTCTGACGCGCACGCCGCAGAAGGTCTTCCGCCTCACGCGCAACACCGGGGAGCTGGCACCCGCCTTCCGTGAGACGCGCGGCGTCATGCACGACGCGAACACCGGGGAGGATTTCCCTTGCCGGAAATGACCTATCCCCAGCTCGATCCGCGCTGCCGCAGCCTCTTGGAGGAAGCACGCCAGCGCCTCGGTTCGATCACCGCCGTGGCGGCGAAGCTCGATTACGCCCGCTCGTCGGTCTCCATGGCGCTGGCCGGGCACTACCCCGGCGACGTCCGGCAGCTCGCCGCCCGCATCGTCGAGATCTTCGCCGATCACGTCGCCTGTCCGCATCTCGGCCAGGACATCCCGACCGCACGCTGCCGCGAAACCCGCGAGCGTCCGTTCACCGACACCAGCCGCGACGCCATCAAGCAATGGCAGGCGTGCCGGACTTGCCCTCTCAACCCCAACGCATCGGAGGTCCGCAATGGCGGATGAACGACCGGCCGTCGACGGCCAGAGCATCGCGCGCGCCATCAAGGTCGCGCAGCTCGGCACCACCAACCGCCGCTTTCTCACAAACATGTCGATCGACGACATGACGAATATGTCGCGCGTGGTGCTGGCGCTCAATCTCGTCGCCACCGAGGCCGCCGACTACCTCGCTGCCGGCGACCGGCTGGATAACGCGCCCGACTTCGCGGCCGAGAAGGCCGCCGACGCGGAATTCCAGCAGCACGAAACATCCCTCGCCGGTCTGCTGCTGACCCTCGGCTTCATCACCGAGAAGGAGGATGCCAATGGCCAAGAAGGCTAAGACGCTCGGCGTCAATCTGCCGGTGCCGCAGTCGGTCGACGAGGCGGCCACGGCCGTCCGCGACATCGGCGAGACCAATCGCGAGATCGGGCGCATCAACGCCGACGCCAACGATCGCATCGCCGTCATCGCCGAGGAAGCCGCCCAGAAGGTGCTGCCGCTCCAGGAGCGTGTAACGGCGCTCACCGAAGGGCTGAAGGTGTTCGCCGAGGCGAACCGCGCCGCCCTCACCAACGGCGGCAAGACCAAGTCCGCCAACCTCGTCACCGGCGCCATCTCCTGGCGCAACCTGCCGCCCAAGGTCTCGCTCCGCAAGGTCGAGGACGTCATCGCCAGCATCAAGAAACTCGGCTTCGGCAAGAAATTCCTCCGGGTCAAAGAGGAAGTCGACAAGGAGGCGATGCTCAAGGAGCCGGAGAAGGCCCGCACCGTCGCCGGCGTGACGGTCGGCTCGGCCGGCGAGGAATTCATCGTCGAGCCCTTCGAGGTCGACGTCTCCGGCACTCAGGCGTGAGGGCACCGATGGCCCGCGCCCCGCTCCCCAAGGTCTTCGTCATCGACGCCCGGCGGATCCGCCAGGCGGCGCTCTTCGGCCCGCGCAAGAAGTTCAACGGCGCCCCCTGCGTCCGCGTCCATCTGCTTGGCGACAAACTTGGCACCCATGTCGAAGCCGATCGGGTGTTCGTCGATAGAGCGGCGGCTCAGCGTGCTCTGGAATGCCGAGGCGGCGTTGATCGATGACCGCCATGCTCCCCTTCGGTGCACGTGCCCTCATGTCGAGCCGGCAGGAGCCGGCCGACAGTCTCGACTTCTTTCCCACGCCGCCCTGGGCGACGCGGGCGTTTGTCCGGCATGTGGCGCTTCCGGTGCTCGGCGTGCTCGGCGATTGCGAAACCGTTTGGGATCCGGCCTGCGGCGAAGGGCACATGGCCGAGCCGCTGCGCGAGAGCTTCGCCAGCGTCAGCGCCTCCGACATCCACCCTTACGGCTATGGTGACGTCGAGGACTTCCTTGCTCAAGACGCCGGCGTGCAGGCGGATTGGATCTTCACCAACCCGCCCTTCAATCTCGCCGTTGCGTTCGTCTATCAGGCGCTGGCGCAGGCCGCGCGTGGCGCGGCGGTGCTCGTGCGGACGGGCTGGCTGCACACCATCGAGCGCTACGAGCTGTTCTGCCAGCACCCGCCCTTCATGATCGCCTATTACGTCGAGCGGGTGCCTATGCACCGTGGGCGCTGGGAGCCCGATGGCTCCACCGCCACGGACTATTGCTGGGTGTGCTGGGTGCGCGGCGCGGAACCGCGCCCGTCCATGTGGATCCCGCCCGGACAGCGCGAGCTGCTCAGCCATCCCGACGATATCCGCCGCTGGTGCAAGCCGGCCGCGCTCCCCCTTTTCGAGATCGAGGCCGAACCCGAGGACTGTTGAGATGGCACGCGCTCACGCCGTCGCATCCGCCGTCGTTCCGCTGCTCGCCTGGGATGCGAGCCGGCGCATCGCCGAGATCGCCCGCCAGCGCGACGAGCTGCGCCGGCGCATGAGCGTCATGGCACCCCGAAGCCGCCGCCGCCTCCAAGCCGAGGCCGAACTCGCCGCCCTCACTCGCGACATTCTGGTCGCCGAAATCGACTACAGCCGAAAGGCAGCGCAATGACCGTGTCCGCCAGCCAGATCAAGACCATTCACACGCTCAAGGGGCGGGTCGGCCTGGGCGAGGATGACTATCGCGCGCTTCTCGTGCGCCTCACCGGCAAGCGCTCGGCCAAGGCGCTCACCTGGAGCGAAGCCGAAACCGTGGTGAAGCATCTTCGCCAGTCGACCGGCGACACGCCTGCCGGACAGGCCACCGGCCGCTTCGCCGGCAAGCTGAAAGCCCTTTGGCTCGACGGATGGCAGCTCGGCATCGTGCAAAACCCGTCCGATCGCGCCCTGATCGCCTTCGTGCAACGTCAGACGAAGGTGGATCACACCCGGTTTCTGACGGAGCCGGAAGATGCCCGCCCCGCCATCGAGGGACTCAAGGCATGGATCGCCCGCGCGGCCGGCATCGAATGGCCCGCCGATCGCGGCGACATCGCGGGCGCCAAGAAGGCCGTCGCGCTTGCCCAGTTCCGCAAGCTGGTCGCGATCGGCGCATGGCCGCCGGAGCATGGCCGCATGCCTGATGAATCCGACCTCGCCTATTTCGCCTATCGACGCCGCCTCGGCCCGTCGACGCTCGGCGACTTTCGGGAAGAGAACTGGGACCGGCTGATTGACCGGCTAGGCCGCTGGCTCCGCACCGCCCTGAAGAAGGGAGCCGGTGCATGAAAAAGCTCACCCTCGAAGACCTGTCGCGCGACGAGCTGCTGACGTGGATCCGGCGATGCCTGCCGTTCGTCGCGACCCGCCAAACCGATTTGCTCTGGATCCGACATGAAAGCCAGTCGGCGAAAGCCGCGGAGCTGGGCGAACGTCAGATTGAGGCGGGAAAGGTCGAAGACTTGGCGATGCAGGAGTGGCTCGCGTCGCTAAATGGGCCGGCTCGCCGCAAGCTGGCGTGTGAGAAGGCGCACCTTGACGCCCAGGATGCTTACGGGCGTGCACAGCGTGCCTATGAAAGGGCGCGAGCTGCTGAAAGGGCACTGTGGGCGGCTCTTGAGGCAGCTTGGAAGGAGGAGCGGCCGTGAGCAAATCCCGCTTCACCCTCAGCCCGGAACACATGCCGAAGACCCTGCGCGAGGTCGTCGAATATTGCGGCATGGACGTCGCCGAGGCGCTCGTGCGCGAATATGCCGGCGGCCGGATTTGGGTGCCCGGCACCTGGCACGCGAAGCATCATCTTGCTTCCGTCCTCGGCGAGGACATGTCGCGCCGGCTCGTATCGGCGTTCGGCAACAGCTCCATGGACGTGCCGCGCTCGCTCTTGACGGCGGCCGGCCGGCAGAGTGTCATCCGCCAGCTTCATGCTGAAGGATGGGCGCAGCGTGACATCGCCCGCCAGCTCCGGTGCACCCAACGAGCCGTCAGCGAGTTGCTCTCGCGCTCGCCGATGGTGCAGAAGGCCGGGGGTCGCCGGCGGCCCAGCGACCCCCGGCAAATCGACATCGAAGACTTGCTGCGATAGTGCGCGGCTAGGGAACTCCTCCCGTGTGACCGGCCCATAGGGCACGGCACTTTCGGCTCCGAACCCAAATCGGAGCCGTGCCATGTCATCCGTGCTCGCCTCGCTCATCTACGCGATCCTCGCCACCCTTTTCTGCCTCGTCATCTCCCTCCGACCGCACCTCCGCGCGGAAGATACCGACCGCAAGTCCGGCGGGCTGCTCGCCGGCGTGCTGTTCGCCGTCTATCTCGCCATCTGGTGGGCGGTCTATCTGGCGGGCTGGGTCATCAGCCAGGCATGGCCCGGCGCCGGCGTTCTCGCGGCCAACCCCATCGCGCTTACCGGCCTGCTGCTCGCGCTCGTCGTGATCGGCGCCTCGGTGCGCGGCATCGTGGGAGTGCTGCGTCATGGCTGATGCCGTCGCCACCCTCCGCAAGCTGGCCCCGCACGCAGCGCCGGCGCTCGTCGCCGCCTTCGGCCGCACCGCCGCGCTCGAAAAGGCCGGCCTCAACACTCCGCTGCGCCTGGCGCATTTCATGGCGCAGGTTGCCGTCGAGACCAACGGTTTCACGGCGCTGCGCGAGAGCGGCAACTACCGCGCCGCCCGCATCGTCGAGGTGTTCGGCGTCGGCAAGCACTCCGCCGCCGTCACGCCGGCCGAGGCCAAGAAGCTCGCCGGCGACCAGCGCGCGCTCTTCGAGCGTGTCTACGGCCTTGGCAACCCGAAGAAGGCGGCGGAACTCGGCAACACCAAACCGGGCGACGGTTGGCGCTTTCGTGGCGGCGGTGGCCTGCACACCACTGGGCGCGCCGCCTATGAGCGCGCCGGCCTCGACGCCGCGCCCGAGCTGATCGAGACGGAATATTGCCTCCAGCCGGCGCTCGATCACTGGCGCGACCGCGGATGCAACCCGCTCGCCGACACCAACAATATCCGCGAGATCACCCGCCGGGTGAATGGTGGGTACAACGGCTATGACGAGCGCGTGGCCTGGTTCAATCGCCTTTGGCCGCTGCTGCGCAAGGCGGACGCCCCGGCGGAATCGTGGAAGGCGGCCCAGCCGGCCGAATCGACCCGCATCCTCCAGCAGCAGCTTGTACAGCTCGGCTACCCGCTGAAGGTCGACGGCCGCTACGGTCCGAAGACCGCCGAGGCCGTCACCGCCTTCCAGAAGGCGAACGGCCTGCGTGCGGACGGCATCGCCGGCCCGATTACCGAGGAGGCCATCCGCGCCCGGCTGAAGGGTACGGCGCCGGCGATCGGCTCGGCCGTGGTGGCGGACAAGCCGGGCATGGCGGCGCCGACCGCCACCGGCCTCGGCATCGCCGCCCTTGCCGAGGGCGGGCAGCGCCTGATCGATCAGGCCGGCGTGCTGCACGCCTATGCCGAGCTGTCCGACTGGATCGCTTGGGGTGCCGCCGGCCTGACGGTCGCCGGCGTCGCCGTCATCGCCATCGGCGTCATCCGCACCTATGTGCTCCCGGCCATCTGGCCGGCCAGGCCCGCGGTGCCGGCATGAACATCGTGGCGCTGCTCACCACCACCCGCATCGGGCAGTCCATCCTCTGGATCGGTGGCCTCGCCCTTGCGGCGTGGGCGCTCGCCGCCAGCCTGGTCGCTGCCGGCCGCTCCCAGGAGCGTGCCCGGCAGGACGCCCAGTCCCTCGACAACCTGCGCACGCGCCAGGAGACCGACCATGAGATTTCGAGCCTTGGCGATGACGCTGCTCGCCAGCGCCTGCGTCGCTGGATGCGCGACGACAAGCCGGCCCTCTGATCCCTGCGACGGTTGGCAGCGTATCGAGCCGGCCGCGCGGGACGTCGAGACCATTTCCCCCCAGCTCGCCCGTCAGATCGTGGCTCACGACGAATACGGCGAAAAGCTCGGCTGCTGGCAGCCGCCCAACCGTTGAGACCCGACATGAGCGACGAAATCAACCGGCTGCACGAGCGTCTCGCCCGCATCGAGACCACGCAGGGACACCAGAACGATCTCCTGGAGAAGATCGACAAGAAACTTGATCGCCAGGACGAGCGGCTCGGCGCCATCGAGAAGACCAGCGCGACCTACGGCACCGTTGCCGGCGCGGTGGTCTCGGCTGGCATCGCGCTCATTTCGGCCAAGCTGACCGGCAAGGCGTGACAGTGCCATGGCGCATGACGACGCGAAGAAGCGCGGAGCCCGCCGTGCCTATGTGATGGAGCGCCGGCCGCTCCCCACGGTCGCCATCATCGTCGGCGTGCCGGAAACCACCCTGCGCCGCTGGAAGCGGGAGGCGCGCGACGCCGGCGACGACTGGGACACCGCCCGCGCCGCCAGCATGGTGTCCGGCGACGGCCTGGACACGCTGCTGGCCGAGGTGGTCGAGGACTATGTGGTGCAGCACAAGGCGACGATCGACGCCCTGAAGGACGATCGCGACCTGCGCGCCGGCGACAAGGCCAAGATCCTCGCCAGTCTCGCCGACAGCTTCAACAAGACCATCGGCGCCGCCGGCCGGATCTCGCCGCAGATCTCGCAGCTCGGCGTCGCCATGGACGTGCTGAAGCGCCTCGGCGACTTCATCGCGCGCAAGTATCCCGCCCACGTCCCGGCCTTCATCGAGATCATCGAGCCCTTCGGCGAAACCCTGCCGGAAGCCTACAAATGATCCGCCGCCCCGACCTTGCGCCCGACCTGTCGGCCAAGGAATTCCGCGACCAGCTCGCGGAATTCACCGCGAATTATCGGTCGCGTGTCGAGCTGGAATGTGCCGCCTTCCCGGTCGACGAAGCGGCGAAGGCGGAGCGGCGCAGTAAAGCGAAAGACCCGGTGACGGGACTACGTTTCTTCGCCGAGACGTATTTCCCGCACTACCTCACCAAAGCGCCCTCGCTGCTGCATCTGCACCTGTTCGAGGACTTGCCGCGCATCACCTCGGCCGGCGGCGGCGCGCGCGAGGTCAAGATCGCCCCGCGTGGCGCGGCGAAGTCCACCATCATCTCGCTGATCTACCCGATCTGGCGCGACCTCATCGAGCGGTCCCGCTACATCATCATCGTCATGGACAGCTATGCCCAGGCGGCCCTCCAGCTGGAGGCCATCAAGAGCGAGCTGGAGGTGAACCCGCGCCTCGCCATGGATTTCCCCGAGCTGGTCGGCCAGGGCCGCGTCTGGCGCGAGGGCGAAATCGTCACGCGCAGCGGCGTGCGCATGGAGGGCGTCGGCTCGGGCATGAAGCTGCGCGGCCGTCGCCACGGCCCGCACCGCCCCGACCTGGTCGTGCTCGACGACATCGAGAATGACGAGAATGTCCGCTCGCCCGAGCAGCGCGACAAGCTGGAGAGCTGGGTTCTGAAGGCGGTGCTGAAGCTCGGCCCAGCCGATGGTTCGCTCGATCTTCTGCATATCGGCACCGTCGTGCATTGGGACGCCGTCATCCTGCGCAACGCCAAGCGCCCCGGCTGGCGGCTGAACCGCTTCAAGGCGCTGATGGAGCTGCCCGCGGATCTCCAGCTCTGGGACCGCTTCGAAGAGGTGCTTCGCAACGATGGCGAGGAGGCCGCGCGGGACTTCTACGCAGAGAACCGCGTGTGTATGGACCAGGGCGCCTTGCTGAACTGGCCGGCCATGCAGACGCTGCTCCAGCTCATGATGGAGCGGATCGAGAGCCCTGCCGCCTTCGCCTCCGAGCAGCAGGGCGAACCGACGCCGGAAAACGCCCCGTTCCAGAAGCTGCATTTCTACGTCCTGGTGCGGCGCGACTGGCTGCATTTCGGCGCGGTCGATCCCTCGCTCGGCAAGTCCGGCAAGGGACGCGATCCGTCGGCCATCCTGGTCGGCGCGCTCGATCGCACCGGCAACATGCCGGTGCTGAACGTGGTGGAAGCCTCGATCCGCAAGCGCCTGCCCGATGTCATCATCGCCGACACCATCGCCCTCCAGCGCGAGTACCAGTGCCAGCTCTGGGCGGTGGAGACGGTGCAGTTTCAGGAATTCCTGCGCACCGAGCTGATGGCGCGCGCGCTGAAGGAAGGCGTGATGCTGCCGGCGATGCCGATCGACCAGATCGCCGACAAGACGCTGCGCATCGAGCGCCTCCAGCCGCACACATCGATCGGCGCCATCCGCTTCTCGGCCGCCCACGCGACCCTGCTCCAGCAGCTTCAGCAATGGCCGCATGCCGACCATGACGACGGCCCGGACGCCCTGGAAATGCTGTGGGGCCTCGCCATCCGCTACGGCGCCGGCGCGGTCGGCTCCCTCGCCTCGATGATCGGCGGTTCGGCCGGCACCGGCGACACCTTCGGAGGCTATCGCCTATGAGTAAACGTTCCCGCCGTCGCGACCGCGCCAAGGCCAGTTTCGCCGCTCCCGCCGGCGCGCCGCGCGTGTCGGCCGACATGACGCGCATGCTGGCGACGCCCGGCAACGACATCACGATCCCCAACTATGGCGACGTGCTGCGGTCGGAAGACGAGACCATCCTGCGCCGCGGCGGCGTGCGGGGCATCCGGCTCTATGACGAGGTGTTGCGCGACGGCCATGCCCTCGCCGTGCTCAACAAGCGCACGCTGAAGGTCGTCTCCCGCGAATGGACGGTCACGCCGGCATCGGAGCGGCCCATCGATGTCGCGGCCGCCGAGCTGGTCGAGCGTCAGATCAAGCGCATCGGCTTCGACCGGCTGTGCCGCGAGCTGCTCGGCGCGGTGCTGTACGGCTATTCGGTCGCCGAGATCGAATGGGCGGTCGGCGGCGGGGAAATCTTCCCCAAGCGCATCGTCGGACACCAGCGCGCCCGCTTCGTCTTCGACCGCGAGTGGGAGCCCCGGCTCCTCACCCACGCCAACACCTTCGAGGGCGAGGCGCTGCCGGCGCGCAAGTTCATCGTGCACCGTCACGATGCCGAGGGCTCCGATCCCTATGGCCGCGGCCTCGGCCGGGTGCTGTTCTGGCATGTGCTCTTCAAGCGCGAGGGCGTCGGCTTCTGGGCGCACTTCCTGGAGAAGTACGCGTCCCCGACCCCGGTCGCGAAATATCCTTTCGGCACCCCGCCGACCGAGCAGGAGAAGCTGCTGCGCCACCTGCTCGACCTGGTGCAGAAGGGCGCCCTGGTCGTGCCCATGGGCACCGACGTCGAGTTTCTCGAAGCCGCCCGATCGGGCGCGGCGACCTATGAGGAATGGTGCCGATTCTGGGATGAACAGACGAGCGTCGCCGTGCTCGGCGAGACCCTGTCGACCAACCTCCAGGGCGTCGGTGCGCGGGCAGCGACCGAAACCCACGACGACGTATCGTCCCGCATTGCCGACGCCGATGGGGATCTGCTCACAGCCACGCTGACCGACACGCTCGCAAAGTGGGTAACAGAATTTAATGTGCCTGGCGCCGAGCCGCCGTCGATCTGGCGCCTTCGGCCCAAGAACGAGGGCGCCATAGAGGACGTGCGCACCAAGAAGGCGGACCGGGCCAAGAAAGAGCTGGACACCCTCTTCGACCTCGCCGGCAAGGGCTACCGCCCCGCCGAGGGCCTAGAGAAGTCCCTCACCGAGATCATGGGCGTCGACGTCGTCGCCGATCCGTTGCTCAAGGGCCAGTTCGGCCCGCCGCCGGCGCTGCGCAGCTCGGCGCTGGGCGCCACCGCCCTGACGCCTGATTTCGCCGCCCATGACGATCATGGGCTCGCCGACATCCTCGACCAGCTCGGCCCGGCCGGCGAGGAGGTGCTCGCCGCCTGGATCGCCCGCGCAAAGGCCGCCGTGGCCGACGCCGACGCCCGCAGCCTCACCCTGCCCGCCGTCAAGGATCTCCTGCTGCGCCTCGCCGGCGACATCGTCGTCACCCCGCTCGGCGAGGTGCTCGCACCGGCGCTGACGCTGGCCGAGCTGACCGGCCGCGCCGACGTCGTCGACGAAATCAAGTGAGGCCGGCATGACCGTCGCCCTTCGCATCCTGCAATCCATCCGGCCGGCGAACGCCGCCTCCTTTGCCCGGCGCCGCGTCGCCAGGCCGGCGCCCCGCTTTGCCGAAGGCGGGTTTCGGCTGGCGATGCAGGAGGCCATCGACTTCCACCGCCAGAAGGTCCGGCTTCCCACGCGCGGCTATCGGGATCTGGCGGGCAATGCCCATGATCGCGCCTTCGTGGTCGCCGGCGCCACGCGCGACGCCCTGCTGGCGGGTCTGCACGGCGCCGTCGACGCCGCCATAGCCGATGGCATCACGCTGCCGCAGTTCCGCGAACGATTCGACGACATCGTCGCGAGGCACGGCTGGACCGGCTGGACCGGCGAAGGCACCGAGGCCGGACGGGCGTGGCGGGCGCGGGTCATCTACGAGACCAATCTGCTGACGGCTCACGCCGCCGGCCGCTACAAGCAGATGACGCATCCTGACGTCGTGAAGGTGCGGCCGTTTTGGATGTACCGCCACGGCGATCGGCGGCGCCCGGCGAATCCGCGCGTCCAGCACGTGGCCTGGAATGGGCTGGTGCTGCGCTGGGATCACGAGTTCTGGAAGAAGCACTACCCGCCCAATGGCTGGTTCTGCTCGTGCGGCGTGCGCCCGCTGTCGCAGCGCGACCTGACGCGCATGGGCAAGGACGGCCCGGACACGCCGCCGCCGGCGGCGATGCGCCGGGTTCGCGACCCGGCCACCGGGGACAGCGTAGAGGTGCCGGAGGGCATCGAATTCGGGTGGGACCATGCACCTGGTCGCGACTGGGCCGAGGGCGTGGTGCCGCGCGAGCTGCAAAAGCCGCTCGACGTCCTGCCGCCCGAGCTGCCGCGCAGCGAGCGCGCCCAGGCGCCGGCCGCCCCGGCTGGCCGTGCCTTCACGGCCGACAGCCTGGCGCCCGGCCTGCCGCCCGAGGACTACGCCCAGGCATTCCTCAAGGAGTTCGGCGCGGACGTCGGCAAGTCGGTGGCGTGGCGGGACGCTGCCGGCCATGTCGTGCCGATCTCGGAGGAACTGTTCAAGACGGCCAGCGGCGCCTGGAAGGTGGCTAAGCGCGGCCGCGACACCGAAGTATTGAAGCTGGCCGAGACCCTCAAGGATCCCGACGAGATCTGGGTGAACTGGGCTCGGGACGCCGATGGCGCGCTGTACCTGCTGCGGTCCTATATCCGCTGGGCGGAGGCCGAGCGCGGCTTCGTAATGTTCGAATGGGCGGCGCGCGCGTGGCGCGGCGTGACGGCCTTCCCGCCGGATCGAAACACCTACCTGGAGAAGGAAAGGCGAGGCGCGCTGCTATGGAAAAATACAGTGAACAGTGAGTGAGAAAGCGGCCGCCCACTCCCTCACGCCCGAACGGCCTACGAGCGCGGCGACGCGTCGACCGTTGCGGTTCTTCACGGCTCCAGAGTGCCACGAAGCCCGAAGGCAGACAAGCTACGGCGTCTGAACCAACACAAACATTTTCACACCGAGCCGTTTATTTTGACAACTTCTTCGATTTTAACTTGTCTTTGGTCGCAAACGACATGGAATCCTGCCTTATATTTTTTAGCAGCCTCAGTCTTTGCCTTTGCAACATAATAGTCAAACTTTGGATATCGACGACATACCAAAAGAAATCCAATCTTAGATTCTAGCATACTTCTTATATTTGGATGTTCAACGGTAGCCATCAATTGTTTTATACCATGGTCAACATCTTTACCCTTTAATTCAACAATAACCGAAGAATCTCCAACTTTTCTAACCAACCTATCCGCCCTACTTCCATCAGTTATAAGACAATTATCGACAATCGACACGTGATACATGTCACCATTGGAATTCTCGAAAATGGCCTTTCTACCATGTTCTTCAACTTTAATTTTAGAATGCGTTACAATTTGCGTGCAGCGCTCCATCAGGACATCTCGCTCTCAATGCGAAGAAGTTCCGAAAATTTCCGAGATATCACCTCAGATACATCATCCAAATAGCCACCATCGATAAGACCCTCTGCGTCAATTATATCCCTGAGTCGTCCATTCTCGATGGCGAAAGCTGAGAACTGGCCATCGTGCAGCCAACATGACCGAGGAACAATTTCGTTTATCTCCTGATTTCGCTTTTTCCTTCGGGACAAGTGCCCAGCCTTAATGAATAGATTAAGTTCAGACATTATATACGGACTATGTGTTGTCATAATTAGACTTCTACGGTTGCGCCCGGAAGCAACAGACCCTATCAAAAACTCCATAAGTATGCTTTGTGCAGATGGAAACAGATGCGCCTCCGGCTCTTCAATATAAACTAGAGACCTATAGCGCCTGACATTGCGCGTATTTGGCGGAGATCGAAGCTGATCTAGTTCATTGAAATATTGCATAAGGGACCACATCGGAAGTATTTCTTGCTGCCCGCTAGAAAGATATGAAAATGGAATTTTTCTACCATCTTCTGTTAAAACATATGCAATATCGTCTTCGTAATGTATTTCACCCCCAAAAAACAGGTTCATGAATACATTTCTTCTTTCGATAAATTCGTCACCCAATCGCGCAATTCTATAGCTGGATCTGCTAGAATCTCTGTCTCTAATATTTGCAAATATTCGAGCAAATTTTATAGTCACAGGATCAAGATTTCCGGCCTGTTCAAGACCCGCAACAAGACGACCGATACTTGTAAAAAATGCTCGACCAGCAGGAATAAATGTCTGTTCTGAAAGAAATTCATCTTCCAATTTTTGGTTTAGCTGCCGTATTATCACGTCACGCACACGCCACACTCGGTCAATAGATTCTGTTAGTAGCGATTTTGCTTCAGAATCAAGATCTTCACCCGCCTTATATTTGTCAAATAGTTCAGATGTCTGCGAATAATACTTCGTAAACCAATCGGAAAATGTGATGGCGACGTCATCAGCAAATTTACCAGCCGCCTTCCTGCGAAGGATACGAACCGAGAAAGAAGCCGCCGTATAATTTAGATTAAATCTCTGTGACCCCCAAGCAGAAGGAGGAAACCACATTGTAAATTGCCGTGCTAATGACTTCTTGTAATCCTCAATACTATCGCCGCGTTCGGCAAATTGTATAAAACTACTTAGTATGTCGTTAAAAAAATAAAATAATTTTGTCGTTACACTTTTTCCACTTCCCTGAGGTCCAATAATTATATTTACCGGCGACAGTGTAATCGACGCATCCTTAAGGCAGCAAAAATCTGCGATCGTCATTGTTGGCAAGCGAACCTCCCCCTACCATACAGATGAGGAACTCTGATAATGCCATTCAGAGCTTTGTGGTAGATCCCCAGCCTCGTGAACGGTGGGCATCGCAAACGTGTTGATCGAAGTTAAAGTCCATCTTTCACCACAGGATCGGGCTCGCGTCGAAAGCGTTTTCGGCGATCTCGTCGAGCGCACCGAGAATATCGAAGGCGCGCTGCCCAATGTCGGCGAGGCGCTGCTCATCACCACCGACGAGCGCTTCGATACCGAGACCGACCCGCAGGGCAAGGCTTGGGCGCCGCTGGCCCTCACCACCATCATGCTGCGCGGCGGGAGCGGGCATATCCTGTCCGTCTCGGGTCGCCTGCGCAGATCGGTCAGCTACAATGTCAGCGGCAACGTGCTGCGGCTCGGCCCGAATGCGCCGCCCTACGACGCGGCCCAGCAGTTCGGCTCCACCCACGAGATCCGCGCCAGGAACGCCAATGCGCTCAGGGTGCCCTTCGTCGGTGCCGGCGGCTTCGGCTTCACCTTTCTCAAGGCGGTCATCGTGTCCATCCCGGCGCGTCCCTATATCGGCTTCGGCCGGCGCGACGAGGAGGCCGCGCGCGACGCCATCGAGGACTGGTTGGCGGTTGACGGGAGCTCACCGGAGGGCGACTAACAGGGAGCGCGCAGGAAGCCTCTGGACGCCCCTCGGGCTACCACGTTAGCCTCATCTGGCGCGAGGGCCGTCAGATGGCCGTCAGAAACGCCGGAAAAGGCTTCCGGCCCGCGCAGGTGATCCCGGCATCGCGCCGATGCCCTCCACCCGCGCCACGGGCGCCCTCGGGAACTGTTCCCGTCAACTCCGGCGCGGTGCGTCTCTAACGTCGTCTTCATGACGACATCAGCGCCGCCTGCCACCCGCACGATCGAGGTTTTCCGCCCTGGCACCCATGTGACCATGGGCGGCGAAAGCATCGCTTTCTCGGCCGACGATCTCCGCAGCCTCGCCGCCTCCTACGATGCCGAGGCGGCGCCGGCGCCGATCGTCATCGGCCATCCCGCCATCGACGCACCGGCCTTCGGCTGGGCGCGCTCCTTCAGCTTCGACGACCAGCGCCAGCGCCTCACCGCCGAGGTGGAGCGCATCGAGCCGTCCTTCGCCGAGGCGGTGCAGGCCGGCCGCTACCGCAAGGTGTCCCTCAGCTTCTTCCGCCCCGGCGATCCGGCCAATCCGGCACCCGGCAAGTGGTATCCGCGCCACGTCGGCTTCCTCGGCGCCGCCGCTCCCGCCGTCACCGGCCTCAAGGTCGTGTCCTTCGCCAGTGCCAAGGATCCCGTCACCGTCGAATTTGCCGCCGGCGCCCGCGAGACCGCCAGTCTCCTGCGCAAGCTGCGCGAATTCCTGATCGAGAAATTCTCGATCGAGGAGGCCGACAAGGCGCTGCCCGACTGGGAAATCCGCTGGCTGGAAGAGGCCGACCAGCCGGCCGCGACGAGCCCGGCGCCCGCTTATGCCAACCCGCCCCCCGAGGATCCCAACATGACCACCCCGACCATTCCGCCGGCGGACTTTGCCGCGCGCCAGACCGCGCTTGACGAACGTGAGCGCCAGCTCGCCGATCGCGAGCGCGGCATCGTCCATGACGGCAATGTCGCCTTCGCCGCCGAGCTGGTCGCCGCCGGCCGCGTTCTGCCGGCGCAGGAGGCGCGCCTGGTCGCCGTGCTCGACGCCATCACTTCCGGCGCCGTTGCGCCCGTGTCCTTCGCCGCCGGCGAGACGGCCGTGAGCCCGGCCGAGCACCTCAAGGGGCTGCTGCGCGAACTGCCCAAGGTGGTGCCGCTGGGCGGCACGCTCCCGGCCGGCGACGGCAATGCCAACGAGGCGCCCGCTTTCGCGGCGCCGAGTGGCTTCACCGTCGACGCCGACCGTTCGGCGCTGCACGGCAAGGCACTCGCCTATCAGCGCCAGCACCCCGGCACGAGCTACCTCGACGCCGTGCGCGCCGTCGATCCCAGCGCCTGACGGCGCGCCAACCTCTCACCGGAGCCGCCGCCATGCACATGGGCAGCATCGACACCCTCAAGCTCACCGGGACCGCCACCACCGCCATCGCCGAGCGCCGTTTCGTGACCTTCGCGAATGGCCAGGCGGTGCTCAACAGCGTCGTGAAGGGCGTCTCCGCCATGGCCGCCGAGATCGGCGATGCCCTTCCGATCACGCTGATCGGCGCGGTCGACATGGAGGCCGGCGCTGCCATCGCCGAGGGCGACGAACTGGTGTCGGACGCCAACGGGCGCCCCATCCCCAAGGGCGCCAACACCAACGTCGCCGCTCGCGCGCTGAACGCCGCGCCGATCGGCGGTCGCGTTTCCGTCCTCCTGCGCTGACCGCAGCGCTTCGTCATCCTCGTCTCGGAGAGCCTCCATGTCCGCCATGAACACCCGCCAGGCCCAGGTGATCGACCCGATCCTGTCGACGCACGCCCGCGGCTACACCAACCAGGAATTCATCGCCCATCGTGTCCTGCCGTTCGCGGACATCCCCGACCGTTCCATGAAGGTGATCCGTTTCGGCAAGGATTCCTTCCGTCGCTACATGGACACGCGCCGGGCGCCTGGCGCTCAGACGAAGCGTGTCCAGTTCGGCTATGCCAGCGATCCGGTGGCACTCACCCAGGAGGCGCTGGAGGCGCTGGTCCCCGACGAGGTCGGCTCGTCGGCGGCTCGGGTGCCGGGCATCAACCTCGCGCAGATCTCGACCAATGCGGTGCAGGACATCATCGCGCTTGGCCGCGAGGTGGAGGTTGCCACCCTGGTGCGCAACCCGGCAATCTATGACGCCAATCACAAGGTGGCCCTCGCCGGCACCGACAAGTGGTCCGATCCCGACAGCGACCCGGCGGCCGACGTGACGGCGGGACGGGAGGCCGTCCGTCGTTCGATCGGGCGCTACCCGAACAAGATGACCATCGGCCCGGACGTTCGCAACGCGCTCAGTCGTCATCCGAAGATTACCGAACGGTTCAAGTACACCAGCTCCGAGAGTATCACCGAAGCGATGCTGGCCAAGTACTTCGATCTCGATGAAGTAATCGTCGGCAAGGCCGTCGCGCTGCCGGAGACCGCGCCGGATACGGCGCAGGCCGAAGACGTCTGGGGCAAGGACGCGCTGCTGCACTACACGGCCGGCAACAGCTTCATGATCCCGTCCTACGGCTACATCTACCGGCTATCCGGCTATCCGCTGGTCGAGCAGCCCTACTACGAGCGCGGCAACAAGAGCTGGGTCTATCCGGTGACGGAAGAGTACCGGCCCTATGTGACGGGCGCGGAGGGCGGCTTCCTGTTCCAGGGCGCGGCCGAGTAGCGCCATGGCGAAGGCGGCCCGATCCAGCAAGGGCGCGGCGGCTAAGGCCGCGCCGACGAATACCCAGCGGTCGCCAAGCCCATCGGCGGCCGATACTCCCCCGGCAGCAACGGCCGCCGGGGCCTCGCCGGAGGGTGCCACCCCGTCATCCTCCGGCGAGGGCGAGATCCCGGCCGGCGTCACGCATGCGGCACAGCCGCTGATCGAGGCGGCTCGCGCCGCCCGCCTGGATACCGCCCTGGAGCTGGCGCCTCCCGACGCGCCGGCGGTGCACTTCTATCCCGTGCTCTCGCCGCTGCGCCACAACCGCCGGAGCTATCGCCCCGACGTTCCCGAGGCCAACACCATCGAGCTGACCGAGGCCGAGGCGGAAACGCTGGTCGCTATCGGCGTGCTCGGCGAGCCGACCGAAACCGAGTGAGCGTCAGGCCATGCCCGCCACCCCGAAATATCTGACGGTCGCCGACTTCATCACCCGCCTGGGCGACGAGGCCGAGCAGCTCGCCGGCACCGGCCTGCGGGGCTCCCGCGTGATCGACGAGGATCTGCTCGCCAAGGAGCTGGTCTACGCCGATGGGGTGATCGACGGCTATGTGCGCTCTCGCTACCCGCGGATCTTCGTCGTGGTGCCCGAGGTGCTGGCAGGCATCGCCCATGACATCGCCCGGTGGCGGCTGCGTCCGAAGGGTGGCCAGCAGTCGGCCATGAACGCGGACGTTACGAAGCAGTACGACACCGCCATGGCGATGCTGCGTGATATCGCCTCGGGCAAGCTGACGCTCGATGTCGACGGCGACGGCGCCCAGCCGGAGGCAGGCACGGCGGCCGAAACCGTCAGCGGTGCCATGCCGGCCTCGCGCATGTCCTCGGCGTTGGAGGGCTGGCGATGACGGCGCCGCTCACCCAGCAGATCGAGGACGCCATCGTGGTGCGCCTGAAGGATCGCCTGCCGCGCGCCATCACGCGGATCGAGGCCTTCCCCGACGACCCGTCGCAGTACGATTTCCCCGACCGCGACGCCGCCGCCTGCTTCGTTCGCTACGACAGCTCGTCCTACGCCGGTCAGGCTGGCGCGCCCGTCCAGGCCTACGCCCCGATGCGCACGCTCACCTTCGCGATCTCGCTCCTGGTGCGCTCCATGCGCCGCTCCGATCTCGGCGCGGTTGGCGCCCATGACGCGCTCGACGATATCCGGCTCGCCCTTCAGGGGCAGTCCTTCGCCGGCGCCACCGCGATGGTGCCGATCTCCGACCAGCTCGAAGAACAGAAGGGCAGCGTGTGGCGCTGGGGCTTTCGCTTCTCGTGCAAAGCGCCGGCGGTCGCCGCCCCCGATACCGGCGACCGGCCGGCGATGATGAACCGCTTTTCGGAGGCCTCATGAGCACGTCCTACACCTATCACGGCGCGGCGCAGGCCGTGACGCTCCTCGACGCCGCCGGCGTTCCAGTGTGGGAGGGCCAGCTGTCGCCCGGCGCCACCGTCACGGGCCTGCCTGCCGACCATCCGCACGTCGTCACCTGGCTCGACGCCCGCCTGCTCGCGCCGGTGCCGGACGAGGCCGCACCCGAAGCCCCCACCGAACCCACCCGGCGCGCCAGGCGCGGCCAGCAGGAGGACTGATCATGGCCGAGAATTTCCACCACGGCCCGGAGATCGTCGAGCATCGCGAAGGCAATGGCGTCGTTCGGGACGTCAAGTCAGCGGTCACCTTCATCGTCGGCACCGCGCCGATCCAGGAGCTGTACGACACGCCGGCCGAGCGCGCGGCGGCGATCAACAAGCGCATCGTGCTCCGGCGCAAGGACCAGATCGCGGAGCTGCTCGGCCCGCATCGCGCCGGCTACTCGCTCACCGAAGCCTGCGAGGCGATGTTCAACAAGGTGCAGTCCGGCCGGGGCGGCGGCACCATCGTGGCGGTGAACGTGTTCGATCCCGACGTGCACAAGGAAGGCACCGCGCCCGATCCGACGAAGGTGACGGCGGCCGATATTGTTGGCGCCTATTCGGCCGGCGGGCAGGCGTCGGGCTTCAAGCTCGCCCGCGGCATGTTCAACTCGCTGGGATATTTTCCCAAGATCCTCTGCGCGCCGCGCTTCTCGACGCTCGCCGGCGTGCGCGCCGAAATGGAGGTCCAGGCCACCGACCTCAGCGCCGTCTACATCGCGGATCTGCCGTCCGGCCTCACGGTGCAGCAGGCGGTCGAGCAGCGCGGCACCACGGGCGCCTACAACACCAGCTCGATGCGCGCCCTGCTGTGCTATCCGCACCTGAAGGCGATCGATCCGGTGACCGCCGAGGAGTCGCTGCAGCCTTATAGCCAGCACCTGGCCGGCATGATGATCGCCAGCGATCTCGCTTATGGCTACCACTACTCGCCGTCCAACCGGCAGATGGCCGACGTGACCGGGCTGGAGCGCGACATCGAGTTCGTGCCGGGCCGCTACGACAGCGACACCAACGCGCTGAACGAAGTCGGCCTCATCACGGCGATGAACTATTTCGGCTCGGGCTATCGCACCTGGGGCAATCGCTCGGCCGCCTTCCCGACAATGACCACGCCGCACCAGTTCATTCATGTGCGCCGCGTGCTCGATATGGTCCACGAGGCGGCCCTCTTCTACCTCATGGACAAGATCGATCGGCCGGCCTCGAAGAATTTCCTCGACGACATCGAGGAAGACGTGGACGCCTTCCTGCGCAAAAAGCAGGGCGAAGAGGCTCTCTACGGCGGGCGTTTCCGCTTCGACCGGGAGAAGACTACCTCTCGCGACGCCACGGACGGCCGCTTCTACTACCGGCTCGACTGCATGCCGGTCGGCATCACCGAGCGCGTCACCGTCGACAGCTACCTGGACACTTCGCTGGCGCAGACCGCTCTCGGCCTCGCTTCCTGACCCTTCGACACGGGCTAGCTGGCCCTCAGCGGGAGACTGACCATGGATCCGATCAAGGTCGGCCATATCACAAATGCCGACGTCTACATGGAGAACAACCGGCTCACCGGCCGGGTGAAAGAGTTCGACCAGGGCGATTTCGAAGTCACGACCGTCGACCACGAAACGCTCGGCATGATCGGCGTGATCTCGCTGCCCAGCCGATCGGTTGCCGCGATCAAGGGCAAGATCAGCTTCGCCTGGCTCGACCATGAAATGGCGCGCATCGCGATGAATCCGACGCGCCTGGTCCGCTTCTCCCTGCATTCCTATGTCGACGTCTTCGGGTCGAGCGGCCTGGACACGGCCGCCAGCCACCGACTGGTGACGACTATGGGCGTGCACTTCACCAAGCTGTCCGGCAACGCGCACACGCTTGGCGAGGCGGTAGGGCACGAGATGGAGATCTCCATCGTGAGTATCGTGCAGCGCGTCAGCACCTCCGAGATCCCGCTGCTGGAATACGACCCATTCGCCGGCGTCTACCAGATCAACGGCGAGCCCGTCTGGCCGGATTGATCCGGCCGCACCGCTTCCCTTCCACGCCATCGAGCGCACCATGTCCGACATCCCGAACGATCAGCCGCTTTCCGACGCGGCCGCCGGCTTCGCCAAGGAGCAGCTGAAATCCTTCATCGAGCGCATCGAGCGGCTTGAGGAGGAGAAGGCCAGCATCATCGAGGACATCAAGGACGTGTTCGCCGAGGCCAAGGGCACCGGCTTCGACGTCAAGGCGCTGCGCGAAATCCTGAAGATCCGCAAGCAGGATGCCGACCAGCGCGCCGAGCACGAGGCGATCCTCGACCTCTACCTCCAGGCGCTGGGCATGGCCGGCTAGCCCCCGCCGGCCGTCTCTTCCCGCGTCCCCTACACAACCCGGAGCACCCGCATGTCCATCACCGAGTTTTCCCGCCGCGACATCACGCTGAAGCGTTCCAAGGTCGTCGTCTCCATTCCCGACGACTGGAACGTCGCCGACAGCACCGCGGCGCAGAAATACGCCAAGGGCGACGGCCCGAAATTCCAGCTCGCGCTGATGCAGCGCGTCTGCCGCTTCAACGGCGAGACCTGGACGCTCGCCGATATCCAGGAGCGCATCAAGGGCAAGGACTACCTCCAGCTCACCGGCGAATTCTTCGGCGACGAAGACGAGGAAGAGGCGGGAAACGACTGATCCCGCATCCGCGGGATGTCCACTGGATGATCCGCCGGGGCTGGCCTCCGGCGGACATCTTCGCAATGACGGCGTCAGAATTCGCCTTTCACCTCCAGGTCGCCGTCGAGGATGCCAAGGCTGAAGCCGAGGCCATGAAGCAAGCGGGCAAGTCCCGCTAGGCGGGAGCATCCGATGCGCGTCGCGCTCGTCATTGAGGCGATCGACAAGGCTTCCCGCGCAGTGCGCGGCGTCGACAAGGCGGTGCGCGCGTCGAACAAGGCGTCCATCGCAGGCGCGAACAAGGCGGCGGCTGCCACCGAGAAGTCTGCCAAGGCGGTCAGTCAATACAGCAAGGCGCATGAGCGTGCTGCCCGCGCGGTCGGTAGAGCGCAAGACACCATCATTGCCGGCGCCCGTCGAGCGGGTGAAGCCTCCCGCGCCGCCGCCGCCATGGCACAGCGCGGCTGGGATCGGGCCCTTGTCTCGATCGGCAACTATGCCCGCCGACAGGGTGATCTTATCGTAAAGGGCGGCGGCCTGATCGGTGGCGGCGCCGGGCGAATCTGGCAGGGCGTCAAGGCCGGCGGCGCGATCGGCGCCGGACTGGCGACAGGCGCCGGCGTTCTGGGAGTCGCGGGCTCCCTCTTGATTTCCCAGCTCGTCGACCCCGCCGCTGAGTTCGAGAAATTCGCGGCCATCCTCGAAACGACAGAGCATTCGGCGGCGGCAGCACAAAAGGCTCTTGCCTGGGTGTCGGATTTCGCCACCCGGACGCCCTACGACATGGCCGCGGTGACGGAAGCTTTCGTCAAGATGCGGACCTATGCCCTCGACCCGACCAAGGGTCTGCTTCAGACGCTGGGCAATACCGCCGCCGCAATGGGAAAGCCGCTGATCCAGGCGGTGGAAGCGGTTGCCGACGCGGTGACGGGAGAGTTTGAACGACTGAAGGACTTCGGCGTCAAGGGCTCCATCGATGGCGCCTACGCACTGTTTTCCTTCACGGCCACGGATGGCACGCAGAAGGTCATCAAGGCGCTCAAGAATGACCGCAAGGCGATTGAGAACGCCTTGGCCTATATCTGGAACTCCGCCTATGGCGGCGCGATGGAGCGGCTGTCCCAGACTTGGGACGGGATGATCTCCAATCTTGGCGACCAGTGGTCGCGTATCCGGCTCATGGTGATGAATGCCGGCTTGTTCGACTACATGAAAGGCCGGCTGGGCGAGATCCTTTCGACGATCGACACCATGTCGGCCGACGGCTCCCTCCAGCGTTGGGCGGGCGACGTTTCGACCACACTGATCGCTACGCTTGAAAAGGGTTGGGCGGCGGCGAAGGGCATGGCGGCGGCGATCGGCACCGTGGCGCGCGGGGCGGAATGGCTAGCCAACGCCATGGGCGGCTGGGAGAATCTCTCCTATCTGCTGATCGCCGCCGCTTTCGCGCAGCCGATCTACTATCTCGGCACCGGGCTTTTCATGGTCGCGCGCGGCGCTTGGGTGGCGGGCTTCGCGCTCGCCCGCGTGCTGGCGATCCTGTCGGTGTCCACCACCATGTGGGCGTTCTCTGCCGGCCTGCGCCTGGTCGGACTGCTGGCGCTCGGCACGGCCCGGTCCGTGATGCTGCTCGGCCGTGCGCTCATCTTCGCCAGCGCCGGCGCCATTCGCGGTGCCGTGCTCGGCATCGCCTTCCTCGCGCGCGGCCTGGTCGGCCTGCCGGGGCTGCTGGTTCGCGCGGCCGCCGGCGCCCGCCTCATGGCCATCGCGGCGATGGGCTTGCCGGGGATGCTGATGTCCGCCGCACGTGGGATCGCCGCAATGGCAGTGGCCGGCCTGCGCGCCTTGCCGGGCCTCCTCGCCAGCGCTGCCCAGGGCATCGGGTTGATGGCGGCCGCCGGCCTGCGCGCCCTGCCGGGGCTGCTCTTTGCCGCCGCTCGCTCGGCTGTCGCCTTCGGCGTGGCGCTGATGACGACGCCGATCGGCTGGATCGCCGCGGGCGTCGCCGCCCTCGCGGGTGCGGCGTATCTGATCTACACCAACTGGGACACGATCGGCCCGTGGCTTTCCGAGAAGTGGGAGCAGATCAAGAAAATCTTCTCCGACGCCTGGAACTGGCTCAAGGCGTTCGACTGGTCGAGCATCCTGCCGGATTGGTCCGGCTGGCTCCCCGAATGGAACTGGTCGAGCATCATCCCGGCGATCTCGCTGCCGTCGTTCGATTGGAAGAGCCTGCTGCCGGACTGGAACTGGTCGAGCATCATCCCGTCCATGCCCGACTTCGGGTCGTGGTTCGGCGGCGGCTCATCCGGCCCCAAGATCGAGAGCGCGGCCGACATGGCCGAGCTGGCGCAGCGCTCCGCCCAGGCGAGCAAGCTGATCGCCGAGATCGGACCGGCGGCGCAGGCGGCGGTGCAGGTGGCGAGCCAGGCGCTCACCTCGGCGTCGTTCCACTCCCATGGTGTCGCGTTGATGGCGACGCTGGCGGCCGGCATTCGCGCCGGGGCCGGCCAGGCCGTCGAGGCGGTGCGCGGCGTCACCCAGCAGATGCGCGACTATCTCCCGCACAGCCCGGCCAAGGTCGGGCCGCTGTCGGACCTCGACCGCGTGCGCTTCTCCGAGACGCTGGCCGGGGCGATCCGGCCCGGCCCGGCGGTCTCGGCGGTGCGATCCGTCACGGCGGGCATGCGCGGCCTGCTCAGTGGCGAGCCGCTGTCGGGGGGCTTGCCCGCCGGCGGCGGGACGTCAGGCGGCGGCGTCACCGTCCAGGTCAACTACAACCCCACTCTCAGCGTCCAGGGCGACAACGCCCAGGCGCTGCAATCGTCTTTCGCCCAGCAGCTTCGCGACCACGCCGACGTCCTCGCTCGCCTGGTCGATCAGGCCGTGCGCGACCGCCAGCGCCTTGCCTATTGAGGAGGGAGCATGTTCGCCTTTTTCGGAAACATCATCCTCGGCGTCACGCCGCTGACCGGCCCGAAAGCCCTCAACGAGACCTTTGGCAACTCCTATGCCCGCCATGACGTGATCCGCGGCAAGCCGGTGCTCCAGCTCATCGGCGAGGAGCTGGACACGCGCGAGATCTCGTTTTTCTTCGACGAGACGTTCTGCGACCCGGCGGCGCAATGGGCGACGCTCTGGGCGGCGTACAAGATCAAGGCCGCGATGCCGCTGGTGACGGGCGTCAGCTTCGACGGCCGGCACTTCGTGATCGAGACGCTGGAGCGCGACGTGCTGAAGACTACGCGCTCCGGTTGGCGGGTCGTGCGCCTGGAGGCGACCATGTCGCTGGTCGAGGCGCCGATCCCGAACCTGCTCACCGCCGCCCTTTCCACCGCCGCCAGCCAGGCCGCTGGCCTCGGCAGCTCGACCACCAAGCCGGACGCGCAACGATGACCGACTATCTCGTGCATCCGACCAAGGATGGCGACCGCTGGGATTTGCTCGCCTATCGCTATTACGGCGACGTGTCGCTCCAGGGCGAGCTGATCAATGCGAACCGGGCGCTGTTCTTCGACGCCATGACCATCCCGCTCATCCTGCCGAGCGGCCTCGATATCATCGTGCCGATCCGCGAGCGCCCCACCGCCGTCTCGACAGCGGCCCTGCCGCCCTGGAAGCGCTGACATGATCCGCGAGCCGGCATTTCGCCTCGTCTATCAGGGCCGCGACATCACCTCGGAACTGGCGATGTGGCCGACCGAGATCACTTACACCGACCGCACGCACGGCGAATCCGACGAAGTGCGCGTGACCGTCCACAACAGCAACGGCCTATGGCTCGACGACTGGGAGCCGCAGGAGGGCGACAAGTTCCAGCTCGATTACGGCTATGCCGACGAGCTGGCGCCTGCTGGCGAGTTCACCGTGGACGAAGACACCGCCACCGGGGATGCCTCCGGCGACAGGGTCGAGTTTCGCGGCCTCTCGGCGCCGAAGACCGAAGAGCTGCGCACCGCCAAGCATCGTTCCTTTGAGGAGCAATCGCTTTCCGAGATCGTCAGCAAGGTCGCCGGCGAGCACGGCTTCAGCGTCGAGGGCGAGATCGAGGATCTGTCCTATGAGCGGGTGACGCAGAATGGCGAGCGGGATCTCGCCTTCCTGAAGCGCCTGGCCGAGGAGACCGGCCATTATTTCGCGGTGAAGGGCCAGACGCTCGTCTTCACCTCCCGCAACGCCCTGCGCTCGGCCGACCCGGTGCGGACCTTCGACCCGGTGACAGACTTCCCGCGAAACCTGACGGCCTATAGCCTGCGCAAGGCCGATCATGTCGCCGCCAAGCGTGCCGAGGTCCGCTATCACCATCCGCAGCGCAAGAAAGTCATTTCCGGCGATTCCTCGTCGTCGGACGATCTCGGCCTGATGACCGCCTCGGGCGACGTGGTGAAGCTCGACGTGCGCGTCGAGAACGAAGAGCAGGCCGAACGCCTCGCCAAATCGAAGCTCGACGAGCGCAACAGCCCGAAATATGCCGGCACGCTGGATCTCGTCGGCGATCCCGGCGTGGTCGCCGGCGTCGTCATCGAGCTGACCTCCTTCGGCAAGAAGTCCGGCAAGTACCTGGTCAAGCAGTCGACGCATACGCAGCGCCGCAGCGGCTACACCACCTCCGTCGAAATCGAGGGTCTTACCGACAAGCAGGCGTCGGATGGCAAGGCGGCCTCGGCTTCCTCGAAGACCAAGAAATCCGGGAACTCGGCGAAGGCGTCGGGTAGCGCCGGCGGCACCAGCCTCGGCGTCATGGGCGCCGATGGCGTCATCCGGCCGGAGTGATCCATGTACCGTCGCGGCATCGTCACCGAGCTTGATCCCGAGAAGGTCCGCGCGCGCGTCGAGTTCCAGGACCGTGACGGCGTGAAGTCCTGGTGGCTGGAGGTCAACCAGCCGGCCGCCACCAGCGGCAAGAACCGCGTCTATTCAATGCCGGACATGGGCGCCCAGGTGAATTGCCTGGTCGACGAGAAGGCCGAGGCGGGCACCATCATCGGCTCGATCTATTCCGACCTCGACCCGCCGCCCATCACCGATGGCCGGCACATGCACGCCGCGCTCGAGGGCGGGCTCGTCTTCGACTATGACCGTGGCACCGGCAAGCTCACCTTGAGCGCACCGGGCGGCATCGAGCTGAAGGCGGGCGCCTCCACCATCGAGATCAAGCCGGGCGAGACCATCATCGCCACGCCGTCGCTGAAGGGGCAGAAGACCTGATGCCGGGCATTGCGGTGAAGGCGCTCGACAGCGCCGGCGGCGTGCAGCTCGCCGGCGGGCAGGACATGATGACGGTCGAGGGGCAGCTCGTCGTCGTGCTCGGCGACCCGGTTGCGCCGCACGGCGATCCGCCGCATTCTCCGCTTCCCATCATGGTCGAGGGCTCCGACTGGTTCTCGATCGACGGCGTTCCCGTCTGCCGCGCCGGCCATCATGCCTCCTGCGGCCACGCCAGCACCGGCCGGGATTGGTTCCTCATCGACGAGTAGCGGGCCACGGGAATTGCTCCCGTCATTGTTCCGCGCGCGCGCGTCTAGCGTCGCGCCATGCTGGATCGCTCGACCATTCGCCATGTCCATTGGCAGCTCGCCTACCGCCAGACGGAGCCGTCCGGCGGCGGCATCGTCACGGGCTATGACGACATCGAGCAGGAAATCCTGATCATTGCCACGACGCCGAAAGGGAGCGTGCCATGTAACCCCGAGAAGGGCTGCGACATCCTTCCCTATATCGACCGCCCGCCGGCCGAGGGACTTCCGCTCATCTGTCGCGAGATCTGGATGGGCCTCGCCACGTGGGTCTCGCGGATCGAGGTGCTTCCGGTCGAGGCCGTCGCCGTCGACTTCCACCATTTCAAGACCACCATCCCCTGGCGCGTGAAAGACGACGTCGCGGCCGAGATCCGCCGCACCGAGCTGGGCCTGTGGGTCCGGGAAGGTCTCGTCGGGGGGGAGTTGCTGTGAGCCTCTCCCCGACGCGCGTCTACACGCTCGACCAGTTGATCGCCGCCGGCGAACCGCAGTTCTTTTCGGCCGATCCGCTCTATTACAAGAACCTCGTGGCAAAGCATTTCGAGGGCCTCACAGGGCGCAAGCTCTATGAAGGTCAGGTCGAGATGTACATGATCGAGACCATGGCCTACGCGCTCCAGGTGCGCGGTGCCGAAAAGCAGATGGCGGTCATTCAGCGCCTTCTGCCTTTCGCCAAGGGCCGGTTCCTCGACCTCATCGGCGCCCGGCTCAACACCTATCGTCTCGCCGCCTCGACGGCCGCCCTGACGGTGCGCTTCACCCTCGCGGGGCCGCGCCCCTCTTCCACCGTGGTGGAAGCCGGCACGCGCGTCAGGGCCGAGGGCGGCGCCGGCGTCTTTCTGACGACGGCGGATCTCGTCATCGCTCCCGGTGCCGCCTTTGGCGATGTCGGCGCCATGGCGGCCGTGGCCGGCCTCGCCAGCAACGGCGTGCAGCCCGGCGCCGCCCTGACGATCCTCGACCCGGTGGCGGGCGTGCAGACGGCCGCGGCGCTCACCCTGTCGGACGGCGGTGCCGACGAGGAGAAAGATGATCCCTTCCGCGCTCGCATCGCCGAGGCGTGGGAGCTGATCTCGCGGGGCGGCCCGCGCGAAGGCTACCGCCAGCTCGCCCTCGGCGCGCACCCGGCCATCATCGACGTGGCCGTGATCCGGCCGGAGCCTTGCCTCATCGACCTCTACGTGCTCACCGAAACCCTGCCGCTGCCGGTGGCGGTTTCCGACGCGGTGATGGCGGCGTGCGACCCGATGGAGGGCCGGCCGGAGGGCGACGAGGTGACGGTATATGGCGCCACCGCCGTGCCGTTCGCACCGACGCTGCGCCTCTGGATCGACGGCGATACCGCGACGATCGCCGCCCAGGCGGAGGGTATCGCGCGCGGCGTCTTCGCGGCCTGGCGCCGCATGCTCGGCCCGCGCGTCTCGACGGCCGCCGTGACCTCGCCGATCAAGCAGCTCGCCGGCATCGTCGAGGCCGAGATCGAGGGCTACAGCTATCAGGCCCTCGCGCCCTCCGAATTCGCCGAGCTGACCTCCCTCACCGTCGTGGTGGAGGAGGCGTGATGGCCGAGCGGGTCTCCATCCTCAAGCTCATCCCGCCGCCGCTTGCGGCCGACGAGCGCGTGCGTGCCCTGCTCGGCGCCTTCGAGGCGGCGCTCGACGAGCTGGACGCTCCCGACCTCATGTTGCTCGATCCGGCGGACGTGCGCGAGGAGGCTTTGCCGTATCTCGCCTATGAGCATTCCCTGGGCGAGTTCGTCGGCCCCGGCCTGCCCACGCCGATCATCCGCGACATGATCCTCAACGCCTGGAAGCTGCACGAGCCCAAGGGCTACGGCGTCGGCATCGTCGGCGGCATCGCCATGCTCGGCTACGACGCCGAGCTGTTCCAGTGGTGGCAGGAGAGCCCGAAGGGCATTCGCGGCACCCATCATATCGAGGTGCCGATCAACGAGCCGCTCTGGCCGGGCGCCGAGCTGACCGGCACCGAAGAGGTGCGGGCCATCTGGCGCATGATCCACGCCATGCAGCGCTGGAGCCAGGACCACGGCTTGCGCATCACCTCCGAGGCCGAGGTGTCGCAGCCGGTCGGCGTCGGCGTGCTTTCCGCCACCTCGATCCAGATCGAGCCGTGGACGCCCGAGGCTCCCGAGGTTTCCAGCACCGTGACCGCCGGCGTCGGCCTCCTGGCCGGCTGGCGGATCAGCATCGAGCCGCTGCTCGGCTGGGAGCTCGTGCAGCTCGCCTTTGACGACGCCCTGGTCGAATTCGACGGCGCGCCCGTCTGCATCACCCTTCCGACGCAAGGACTAGCCGCATGAGCCAGCTTTACTATGGCCTCGTCACCAACAAGGGTCTCGCCAAGCTCGCGGCGGCCGCCGCCGGCGGCCCGGCTCTGTCGCTGACGTCCATGGCGTTCGGCGATGGCGGCGGCGCGGAAACCGCTCCCAGCAACGCCGCCACCGCCCTGGTGAATGAGCGCTATCGCACGCTGCTCGCCGAGAAGTACCCGCACCCGACCAATCCCGCGATCTTGTATGTCGAGGGAATCATTCCCTCCGGCGTCGGCGGCTGGACGCTGCGCGAGGCCGGCATCTACGACGCCGCCGGCGACCTCATCGTCATCGCCAAGCTGCCGGCGATGAACGTCGCCCTGCTCGCGGACGGCGCCAGCACTGAAGGCTTGGTGCGCCTGCCTATCGTGTTCGAAACCGCCTCGTCGGTGCAGATGCTGGTCGATCCGACCGTGCTGCTCGCCTCGCAGTCGTGGGTTCTTGAGCGGGTGCTCACGCGGCCCTTCATCACGGTGGACAGCGCCACCACGACGGCGCCGCCGGCGTCGCCCGCCGCTCACATGCTCTATCTGGTGCCGACCGGCGCCACCGGCGCCTGGGCGGGCAAGCAGCATCAGCTCGCCTATTACCTCGGTGGCTGGCGCTTCTACGCCGCGCCAATCGGCAAGCGCGTCGCCGCGAGCGACACCGGCAAGGTGTTCCGCCGCATTGCCACCGGCTGGGAGGCGCTGTGGGTCGAGCAGGAGGCCTCCCTCGTCATCTCCAAGTCCGGCATCGTCGAGGCGGCGGGCTCCGGCAATCGCCTGGCGCGCGCCGTGCGCTCCCAGCGGCTCAACAATCTCGGCGCGCCGACCGGCACCGCCAATGCGCTGATCGTCACGTTTGATCCGGCGCCCAACAACGTCGCCGAGCTGGCGCGCATGCCCATCCGCATCATGCCGGCCTTCACCAACACCGCGGCCGTCAATGTGACGATCCCCGGCATTGGCGTGTTTCCGCTGCTGACCCGCACCGGACGCCCGCTCCGCTACGGCGATCTGCGCGCCGGCGTGCCCACGGTCATCGAGCATGACGGCGATGTCAGCATGCGGCTGACGGCGCCGGCCAATAGCGAGATCGGCGGCCCGATGCGCCGCCTGCGCTACGCCACCAGCGCCACCTTCACCGCCGGCCCCGGCGAGTTTCTCCTGCACATCTATGGCCATGGTGCGGCGGGCGGTGGTGGCCGGTGCGTCGGTCTCTCCGGCGCCGGCGCCGGAGGTGGGTCCGGCGCCTATTGCGACATCTGGCTGCCGATCGAGCCGGACCTCGTCATCCCCCTCGCGCTCGGCGCCGGCGGTACGCGCGGCATCATTTCCAGCCCGGACGGCGGCGATGGCGGCTCCTGCCTCATCGACGGCATCGTCAGCATCACCGGCGGCAAGGGCGGCACGGCCGGCGTCGTCGGTGGAGGCGGCGTCGGGGGTGAAGGCGGCATCGCCACGATCCTCAACGACTTGGAGGGCTTCGTCGCTGACGGCAAGACCGGCGGCACCGCCATCATCATCACCGACACCAACATGGTCGGCGGCTTCGGCGCGCCGGCGCCCTTCGGTGGAGGCAAGGGCGGCGGCCCGAACCAGGGCACCGGCGGCGACGATGGCGGCGATCCCGGCGGAGGAGGCGGCGGCGGTGCCAATTCCGCCGGCTCCAATGGCGGCCGGGGCGGCAATCCCTTCTTTCGGTTCGAAACCTTTCCGGGGTGACACCAATGCGCACTGTGCAGCTCGTCTTCGATAATGTCGTCGTCAACACCCTTCTAGTTCCCGATGGCTCCCTCGTTCGCCTCGACCAGGTCACCTTTCCCGATGGCTCCGCTCTGACGGCCGTCGGCGACTACTGGGAGGTGGAGGGTGCCGGCATCGGCTGGATCGTCGCCGGCAACACGCTTGTGCCGCCGGCGCTGCCGCCGGTGGAGCTGGCGGCGCTGAAAGCCACGCTGAAAGCACAGGTGGACAGCGCGGCGGAAGCCGAGCGGCTCAGATACATCACGGCCGGCACCGGCCAGGCGATGACCTATAGCGCGAAGGCCGACGAAGCGCGCCGACTTGCGGGCGACGCTGCGCCGGACGCCGCCAACTATCCGCTGCTCGCGGCCGAGATCGGCATCACCGCTTCGGACCTCGCCGGCGTCGCGGCGGTCGTGCTCGCCAATTATCAGGCGTGGCTGGGCATCGGCGCGGCCATCGAAATGGCCCGGCTGGGCGCCAAGCGGGCGATCGACGAGGCCGGGAACGCCGACGATGCCCGTGCCGCGGCCGACTTCGCTTGGCCGGCGCCGGGTTCGGAGGGCTGATCATGGCGAAGCGCACCTATTCGCTCGGCCCCTCCGATCCGGGCGTCGTGCACCAGCAGCTCCTGCCGGTGGTCGCGTGGCCGGCCGGCGACAAGGTCAGCCTCGTGCGCAAGGCGTCGGGCGGCTATGAGCAGCGCTGGCGCTATCTCGTCTTCGAGACGGCGGGCACCGTGCTTATCGAGGACGAGGCCGGCAAGATCCTGCCCTACACCCGTGAGGCTGGCGCCGTGCTGCCCTTCAGCGGCCGGGCGATCGTCAAATCCTACGCGCATGGCATCGCCGGCCAGCCGACCGACACGACGCCGGCCCTCGTGCTGTACGGGCATGCGTGATGGCGACGCCGCCCATCAACCTCAACGCCGATCCGCTCGACGCAACCGTGCGGCGTCGCTTGCAGATGATCCTCGGCCCGATCGAGGTGGTGACGGTGCTCGGCCCGATCGCCTATGACCGGACGAACCATCTGTGCCGGATGCTGCGCCTGGCTCCCGGCCTCGGCGAGGTCGCCATCACCATTCCCGCCGCCACGCCGATCGGCGACGCCTTCTCGATCTCCTCGCCGTCGACGTCCTGGCCGCGTCTCGTCTTCACCGACAGCGTGATCGAGCACCCCTCCGGGCATGCGGCGGGGCTTCCCGCCGGCGCCCTTCATTTCTTCGTCGCCGCCGCCGGCGTCGGCGTCCTCTCGGGGTTCACCCAGCTATGATCGGCATTGCCATCAACCCCTTCATTTCCGTTGCCGCCACCGGCCTGACGCCGCCGCGCGGGCAGGACATGCCGCCGGCCGGCTATGCCTTCCTTGCCGGGAAGGCGGCGGACGGCTCCCGCGTCGTGCTGCGCATCAGGCGGTCGGACGGCTCCCTTGTGTCTCTCGCTGGAAAGGTCTCGTGATGGCCGGTGAAATCGAACTCGCGCCGCAGCGTGCTGTTACCCACCTTATCGGGCACGATGCCGGCGGCTATTTCGGGCGCACGTCGCTCGCCTCCGCCATCAACATGGCAGGCTTCCTCCCTGCGAATGTCGGGGATTTCCCGTTGCGCGCGGGCGAGCATTACGGCCAGGTCGCCACCAACTGCCGGGTGCCGACGAACCAGGCGACGGATGGCGTTTCGGTCTTCTCCCACAACCGGCACACGCTGCGCGCGGAAGTGTCCGAAATCGCCGTCGTCATCCCGAACTGGTTCATCTTTCGCACCGTCGACAAGGCCGAGCATGCCATCCAGTCGGCCTATTCGGTTGGCGTCTCGATCCAGTATCCCGTGGGCTCGCTCACCAAGTTTCGCTTCGACGGGGCGTTCGAGGGTGGCATGCCGTCCGGCGGGCAGATCTGCTCCGACTTCATCAGCGTCTCGGATCTCACGCATGGCGCAATGACCACGCTGCCGGCGGGCACCGAATTCGAGACGCGCATCGTGCTCTACGGGGGAGTCGGCTACATCAACAACCTGTTCCGCCAGAACGCCTTCGCCTCGCTGCCGGAGGGTTCGACGGTCTCGGGGGGCACCGGCACGCCGGCCAACCGCGTTGTTGATCTGACCTATCGTTTCCCCGGCAACCCGTCCGATCCGCCGCCGCGCGCGGCCGGCGTCTGGCCGATGGCGATCATCGCCCGCACGACGCACGGCTCCGTGATCGGCTTCACCGACTCCATCGGCGAGGGCACGGGCGACAGCTACACCGAAGATGACGTGGCGGATCTTGGCTTCGGCGTGCTCGGCCGTTCGCTTGCCCCGCATCGTGCCTACATCATGGCTTCCTGCGCCGGGGCGTCGATCGGCGATTACTCCGCCTCCTACGATCGAAAATTCTCGCTGCTTCGGTATGTGAAGAACGCCATCTTCCAGCTCGGCATCAACGGCATGGCCGGCTTGACCGTCGAGCAAAACAAGGCGGCAATGCTGAAGCTGTGGAGCTTGGCGGTGCCGTACAAGGTCAATCCCGGCACGCGGTTCTTCCAGACGACGATCACGCCGTCATGCTCCAGCTCCAACGGGTTTATCGACCTGGGCGGCCAAACGGTCGCCACCGGCTTCGAAGGCGGCGTGCGACAGGCCGTCAACGACTGGATCCGTGACGGCGCCCCCTTGATTGGCGGCGCGCCGGCGGAAACCGGATTGGTCGGGGCTCTCCGGGCCGGAGGCGAAGGGCATCCGCTGCACGGGTATTTCGAGTGCGCGGATGTCTGGGAAAGCGGCCGGAACAGCGGCCTGTGGATCTACGATCCCGTCGCCAACAGGTGGACGCTGGACGGCCTGCATCCCACGCGTGCCGCCAATATCCGCATGGAAGAATCGGGCGCTATCGATATCTCGATGCTGGCCTGACGGTGGCGAGGTCCGGCTTTCGCCGGCGCGGGCGCATGTTGGGGAACCTGACCCGCGAGCAGCACCGACACATGACCGCTACCCCGCCGGCAGGCGGGGTGCACCATGTGAGCTTAAGAACGAGTGAACGACGTACGATGCCGTTGCAGCGCGCTACTTTTTCGAACCGCTGCGATCCGCGATACCATCGAGATCAAGTGCCGCCGTTGCGGCACACTCAATTCCCTGAGGCCGGCCGAGCCCATTCCCGAGCGCCGCGAGCGTCTTTCACCAGGAGACGACGCTTGTGGCTCTATCTTCCCTCGAAACCGCTGACCCTCGCCGACCAATCCGAGGCCTTGCGCTGTGCGCAGGAGCTGGAGGCCTGGAGCTCGGCCTCCACATCGCGGAACCCGCTTATCAGACTGTCTGCTACGTCGAGCGCGACGCCTTCGCCGCAAGCCTTCTCGTGGCGAGGATGGCGGACGCGGCGCTATGTGATGCGCCTGTGTGGGACGATCTTTCCACCTTCGACGGCCGCCCTTGGCGTGGCGTCGTGGATCTCGTCTCTGCGGGATATCCCTGCCAGCCCTTCTCGTTTGCCGGCCGAAGGCAAGGCGAGCGAGATCCACGGCACCTCTGGCCCCATGTCGCCCGGATCGTCCGCGAATGCGGGCCTCGCTGGGTGTTCCTCGAAAACGTACCTGGGCACGTCAACCTCGGTTTCGACGTCGTCGCCAGAGAGCTTCAGAGCATGGGCTACCGCGTCGAGGCGGGCCTGTTCTCGGCGGCTGAGGCGGGCGCTCCGCATTGGCGAGAACGGCTCTTCGTGCTGGCCCACGCCGACCACGACCGTCTATGCCAATCGAGCGGAGGTGAGGATCGACGCCAGCGGCTGGATGTTCGTGCCGGCACTGGATCAGTCCGGCAGTCAGGTGTCGTTGGGAACAGCCGCCAAGAGCTGGTCGCTGGTCTACCGAGTGGCGAAGGCGACCGGCTGGAAGCCCGGGCCGGCGATGAACTTCCGCTTTTCGCTCCCGCTCCACTTGAGTTTGAAGCCTGGGACGCGGTGCTCGAAAGGCGACCTGAGCTGGAACCCTGCCTTTGGCGAGTGGGTGATGGGGTGGCCCATCGGGTGGAGCGATCCTTCGTCATCGGTAACGGGGTTTGCCCAATGGCTGCGGCAATCGCGTTCCGAACTCTCGCGGCTGCTCATGAGAGATTGGCATGAGGCCGGACAGGAGTAGGGATTGTTCTCGTTTCGTTCTCATGGAATCAATGGCGGCCTCAACCGAGGGAGCCGACCATGCCGAGCGAGCAGCAGCCCGCCGAACGGGAACCGATTGTCATTTCAGAAACAGACGTCGAGGAGGCTATCGCTACCTGCGGCGGGGATGCGCGCGCAACCGTCATGGCGCTGCTGATAGGCCAGCAGTTCCTGGAAGCGGAGCTGGAGAAGGCCCGCCAGGAAGCCTCATGGGGCTATGTGAGAGGGCGCCCGTCGCGGAGGCTGAAAGATGCGGCGCAAGGGTGAGTTCTCGGAGGCGCAATTGCACCGCGACTACCGCTTCCAGGTCGCCTTTCCGGAGGAGCATGCACGGGACTTGCTGCGCGGCGGCCAGTTCTATCCGTCGTGCGCACCAATGACTGCGTCGACCATACTGGAGGGGAAGCGACACGTCATTGTCGCCTTCTCCGATGAGGCCGATTTGCTGGCCTTCATGGGGCACGCTGGCGGCGTGCGCGTCGAGCCGAAGCTATCGTGGCTCGCCAAGCGCATCGGCCAGACGAAAGGGGCTCGCAATGAGCCTTAAAATGCGATCGGAACCACTGACATATGATCCGTCGCGCTAAGCAACGAGGGGGCCATTTGACACTTCGCAATTGGCCATTTGATTTTGCGCGCTGCACCTGCAGCAATTGAGTCGCAGCGGCCAGATTTGGGAGCATAGGGACGTGAGATTCATATTTATTGACGAAGCGGGAACTTCAGCACCTGAACCAGTTACGGTCGTTGCCGGCGTCATTGCCGATGCTGACAAACATATTATGTCGGCCGATGAAAGAATAAGAGAGATATTGCAAAGTGTTCCTAGCAGTATAAGAAATGACTTTGTTTTTCATGCCATGGATATATTCAACGGATCGAAATATAAAGACGTAGATTGGGTGCCATCTGATCGATTGAGGCTACTTCATAGAATGATGTCTGTGCCGAGAATGTTTAGTATGGCAATTTGTGTAAGCACAATGTGGAGGGGTGCCACACCTTTTGAAGATGCAAAACTTTCTCAAGAACAGGCGGAGCTTATTATAGCCTATAAACACTGCATTGCGGTATCAGACAGAAATATCAGAAATCACGCTGGGCCTAGGGAAATTGCATATGTAGTAGCAGAAGACAATATTAATATGAGAAAGTATATAAGAAATATGCCGGCCTATATAAAAGACAATCCGTTATATATAGGAAAGGACATGATGAGAAGAACAGAAAAAGACGATAAAAAGGGATATATAGATCAGGATGGCGATCTTTCCGTAAGTAGAATTAGAAACCCTGTCCATTTTGTTGAGAAAAAAGCCGACCTTCTTGTACAAGTTGCCGATGCAGTTGCTTTTGGATTTAGGCGATATCTTTCCGAAGAGCCGATGGGAGTGGATTTCGTTAGGAGCATTCTCGGCAGTGAAGAACCCGCGCGTGTCTTTGCCGCCCCTGGCGGCACTGAATGCTATTGGTTCCATGAGACCATGCCCATAAGCGGCGGAGACAGAGTGTAACGACTTCGCTTTGGTCAGATTGCCGCCCTGGAAGCACTGACGTGCGATCCTTCGCGACTGGCACGTTGTACCTGAGCCCGCCACTAAAGGCAGCAGCGCGCTATAGGCCGCCTTGCAGCGCTGGGCCGTCAACCCGGATATGAACTCCAGCCGCTACGGGTCGACCGAGGCAATTGCACAGGCCTTACATCAACGCCTTAGCTGATCTTCAGTCCCATTTAGGAGCGAGGGCGTCTGCCTCGGTAATCCAACCAAACATACCCCACATTTCGTAAATGCCCTCCATCAATTCACTCGCCTTTATATCGAGAAAATCGACTCCATTTTCACTGATTGATGGATATATTCTCTTAAGTTTAAAATGCCTTGGAACTATATCATTTCTATTCACATGCTCTTTAATTTCGTATATCGCCAATACTACAAGATGACCAATGACAAATAACATGTGCAAACCATTCCCGCTGGCCTTGGACCACTTTCGCCCCCAACATACATTATTTGTCCGACCTATATAAATGTGAAAATTTTCAGGAATTTTTCTGTTTTCCCTAAATGCCTGTCTATATTCCTGAGGTATTCTTACTATTCTTGAATTATCAAATTCATTATCCATTACAACCATCGTTATCCATTGTGATATGGCAGCAAGATTTATTTTATCAAAATCATTCCAATTTCCATTGAATAAATTTCGCAATACTGGCTTGTTAGAGCTATGCACATTACCCAAGTCATTATTGCACTCTAGGCACATTATTGGAAGTTTATGAGATATGGGATTTCCCTGTCGGCGATCCAATACCCCGCGCTTTGTTTTTAGTACGCCGTCGTCAGAAATAAACGATACGGCATGCTCAGTTTTAGCAGTTTTATATTCTTCGGGTATCTCATCTTTGATCCATTGTCCGAATAGATGCTCCGAAGTTGTTTGATCAAATTTTCCACAGAACGCACACACCCTTTTGGCCATCATTCCCCCCTCATCGGCACGCCGCGTCGAGTATTGTCTTGGATACAGTGCACAGCCAACGCAAACCGTTCAAGGTAGCTGAATGCCTGCCATGAGCCAGTGTCTAAGTCCTTACCTGCCCACCGGCCCAGAGGCGTAGTTTGTCGCAGCCGGCAAAAGCAAAGGGCGGCGGCGATCACGGCAAAAGGTAGCGGTGCGCTATGGTGAACCCACTGCCAAAGGCAGCGGCGCGCTATGCTTGCCCCGCTGCAAAAGGTGTCGGCGATCACTGCAAAAGGCGCCGGCGCGCTATACCACCCGCAGCGCCACCCCGGCACCGGATGGCGAGAAGGCCAGCGCGTCGCGCCAGGCAGCGCCGTCGAAGCCGACGCTGCGTCCCTCGGCCACCACATGCGCCCGCCAGCCGGCGCGAGGGGACAGGAACCGCCAGCCGGCGCCGTCATGCAGCGCCACCATGCCGGCCCGTCCGATCCAGTCGCCGCCGGCGCCGGCGGCGACGATGTGACGGTCGCCGGGGGACGGTTCCGAGGGCGGGGCGGTGCGCGTGCGGTCGATCACCGCCAGTTGCACCGCGGCATCCAGCAGCAGCAGGGCCTCATTGTGTGTCACGTGCTTCTGCGCCTGCGCCGCCGCAAGCAGCGGCAGCGCCAGCGACGGTGTCGTCTCGCTCATGATTGTCTCGTGCTGTTGCGGCGATCAGGCCGAGGAACTCAGATGGCAAGCCGTGTCAGGAGCGGTGTTCCCGCGCCGACGCTGGCGGAAAGCTGCGCGATGCGCAGGTCGAGGAAACTCCGGGCGGCGCCGAAATCGGCGATCTCCTCCGCCGCCGGATAAAGGAAGGCCGGGAGCGAAACCGCCACGCTCCGCACCACATTGGTGCCGTCCAGTATCTCGACCCGATAGGCTTCGGAGGCCTCGCCGAGCGGCACCTCCACGACATCCCAGTTGTCGCCCTGCTGGCGGGTGCGGCGGATCCAGCCGATCTCGACCCCCGCCGCCGTCCGCCGCGCCCGCGCATGCACCGGGGCAAGCGGCGTCAGCGCCCGACCAGAGACGGTGGCCTCCAGTTGCGCGACGACGGGGTCGCCATGGTCGCGGTCGGCCCGCCCGGCCCGCAGCGTCAGCGCCCGGCCGACCAGCTCGCTCCCCTCGGCCACCCCGGCGAGGTTGCGGTCGAGCCGCACGAACAGCGTGCCGGCCGGCCATGCCACCGTCGCCCGCGCCTCGGTGCCGCCCTGCCCGCGCAGGAGCCCGCCGAGCGACCACAGCCGCGTGCCGACCAGTTGGGCTTCGCTGAACTGGATCACCTCGACGGTGCCGTCGGGCGCCACCAGCGCCGCCAGATTGGCACCGTTCAGCACTGCCTCCTCGCTTGCCGCCGCCAGCAGCCCGCCATGCAGCTCGACCTTCAGCGGCGAACCGCGCTGCCACAGCCAGGGCACGCCCGGCGCCAGCGCTTCGGTCAGCCGCCCCATCACCGCCGGTGCCGGGACCGTCGCCACCCGCTCGAAGCTCGCGCCGTCGATGCCGCGCCATACCGCCAGCGCTCCCGGCCAGGGCGAGACGAAGCCGGCGAGCCAGGCGAGCGTCGTCGGCGTCGCCGTGCTGGCGGAAGGCAGCGCCGGCAGGGCGAGCACCGCCAGCTCCGGCGGCCCGGCTGCCGCCGGCAGCGCCGCGCTTGTCTCGCGCGGTTCGCGCACCGCCAGCGCGAACACGCCGGGATCGATGCTGCGGCCGGTCACCTCCCGCGCTTCGGTGTCGTCGATCTGCACGATCTCGACCAGCCGCCGCCGGCCGTCACGTGTCACGCCCACCACGTCGCCGGGTTCCAGCGCCAGCGTCGAGGGCGGCAGGGCGAAACGCACGCTCTCGCGTCCCGCCCACACGTCCTGAAGCCACATTTCGGCGAGGCCGGAGACCAGCCCGTCATGCGTCGCCATGGCGACGTCGAGGCTGGTTTCCACCCGCGCCGCGCCGGCGAGCCGGCGCGAGGCGGCGGTGGAACGGCGGTAATCCGCCATCACATCGACAAAGCCGATGGTCACTGAAAGCGGCAGTTCTGCTTCCGAGCCGCGGGTGAAACGTGGGGCCGGCCGCCCTTCGTCGGCGAGGAAATCCTCGTCGGTCAGCTCCGCCTTCACCCGCCCGCCGCGCGGGCGCAGCGCCATGCCGTCGCCCTTCTCGGTCAGGTCGAAGCCGAACACCCGGGCGAGCGGCTCCAGCGCCGCGCGCGCGCTCATCGGCCGGTCGACGACATAGCCGTCGACCACCCCGGTGAGTTGCGAGGCGTCGAGCCCCGCGACCCCGGCATCGGCGGCGATCGCCGCGCAGGTTTCCGCCAGGGGGGCGGCGCCCAGCCGTCCGGACAGCCAGTGGCCGGTCCTCCAGTTGGCCCCGTCCGCCCACACATCGCTGGAGAGCGGAAAAGCGGGGAACGGGCGCGCATCCCAGGTCCAGGCATAGAAGCCGCCCGCCTCGATCATCCGCCCGCCCGGCAGGCCGGGCGCGACCGGATTGACCGCATCGGCGGCGAAGGCGTCGAACGAGGCTTCGAGATGCCGGCGCTGGATCAGGTCGTCGCGCCGGCCGCTGGAGAATGGCGGCAAGCCGTTCTCCACCGATTTGGGATCTGGAAACACGCTCGGCCGGTTCGCGCCCTTGTCGACCGCCGCGCAGCCGATCTCGGTAAGCCGCACCGGCTTGGAACCCGGCACATAGCCGGTCGGGCTCGGCAGCCGCGCCCCGCCGACGCGCTCGTGATGGGCATTGGCCCACCAGGCGGCGATGTCCTTCTGGCGGAACACCCAGGGCTCGCCATAGGCGCCGTCGGTGATCGGCAGCCGGGTCTGGCTGGCCCGCCCCGCCTCGTCGGCATAGTACCAGTCAAAGCCCTCGCCGCCGGCGACATTGGCGGCGAGATAGGCGGTCTCGTAGCCGCTCTCATATTCCGCGGCGTCGAGATGGGCGCTGCCGTCGCGCCAGTCGGCGAGCGGCGCGTACCAGTCGATGCCGATGAAGTCGATCGCCGGCGCGGCCCACAGCGGATCGAGCGGAAACCGCAGCTCCGCCCCGCCCTCCAGCGCATGCGAGCCGTATTCCGTCCAGTCGGCGGCATAGGAGACCAGCGTGCCCGCCCCGACCACCGCCTTCACCTCGCCGGCCAGCGCCGCATAGGCGTTCGCCGCCGGATAGAGGCCGGTGCCGGAGCGCACCCGCGTCAGCGCCGCCATCTCCGAGCCGATCAGGATCGCCTCCACGCCGCCGGCCAGCACGCTCAGCTTGGCATAGTGCAGCGCCATGCGGTTGAGCCCCCATTCGGCCGGGCCGGAATAGGAGACCTCGCCGCCGGCGATGGCGAAATGCGCCGCTGCCGCGCTGCCGAACAGGGCGGACACCTGCGCAGCGGCCGTGGGCGTGGCGTCCGGCGAGCCGGGCCGCCCCGGCGCCGGATCGCAGGTGATGCGCCCCCGCCAGGGATAGCCGGGCTGGTCGGCATTGCCGGTCCACGGGTCGGGCCGGCCGTTCCCGGCCGGCAGGTCCATCATGATGAACGGATAGAGCGTCACCTTCAGCCCGCGCGCCTTCAGCGCCTGGATCGCACGCACGACGCTGCGGTCGGAAGGGGTCCCGCCATAGGCCGGGCGTCCGTCATGGCTGCTGACCAGATGCGCATCGGCCCGCACGCGGCCGGCTACCCGCCACGCTTCGGTGAGGTTGCCGGCCTTCACGGTCTTGTCCCGCCGCTCGACGCCGGGATGCACCTCGCAGTGGCCCGCCCTCAGATCGGTGCCGAACCACGACACCACCAGCGCCACCCGCTCGAGATTGGGACAGCAGGCGAGCAGCCGGTCGAGCGACGCCGCGAAATCGCTGTCGGCGACGGTGACATGGCGGTTCTCCGCCGCATAGGCTCCCGGACCTCGCGCCTGCACCAGCTCGGTGGTGTCGTAGCCGAATTCGGTGGCGGCGGGGATCATCGTCACCGCCCGGATGCGCGGCTCGAGCGCCCCGACCGCCCGCTCCACCTCGACCGAGAGCTGCGGCAGACGGTTGCCGAAATCGGCCAGCGGCAGCCGCTCGAAGACGAGATAGGCCAGCCCGCGATAGGCCGGCGCCCCCTCGCCGTGCAGTGCCGCGATCAGCGGATCGGGCATCTGCTCCTCGCCGCCCAGATAGGTGCGGACGTTCAGCCCCTGCAGATCCAGTTCGCGGCCGTCGGCCCAGACGCGGCCGATCCAGCTCACCGGCCCCTCGCTCAGCCCGACGGCGAAGCTGGCATAGTAGGAGTAGGTCGTGGTGGTGGTGCTGCCGCCGCCGAGCGAGGATCCCTTGCCGCCCGCCGAGGTGGTTTCGGTCGAGACCACCTCCTCGACATCCGCCGCCCAGATCAGCTGCGCCGAAAGCCGCGCCCGACCATAGAGCCGCGGCATCGGCGCCCCGTCGACCGAGGTCATGACGTCGAGATCGGCGAGGCGCGGACCCTCGACGGTGCGGCCGGGCGTGAGCAGCGCCCGGTCGATCACCGCGCCGCCGAGCGCCCCGATGGCCCGGCCGGCAATGGCGCCGAGCGGCCCGAACAGCGAGCCGCCCAGCGCCGCACCGGCACCTCCGAGAATGAGTGTCGCCATAAGAGGATTCCACTGAATCAAAGGTGTGGCACGGCGCCGATGGACCCGGCGGTGGCACCCGCCCGGATCGCGCGACGTAAAATGCAGCCGTCATCCCGGCCGCGGCGAAGCGGTTTGGCTGACTGCGCGATCCCGATCCGGGATCGGCCGGCGGCCGTCCGGAACAACGGCTGCCAGCCTCTTCCTGTCCTCTCCTCGTCGGGGAGAGATGGCCCGCGAAGCGGATCGGCAAGGGGTTCTGGCGCCCCTCACTCCGCTCCCGGAAAGGCGAAGCCATAGGCGAGCCGGCGCCGCCACCAGGGCGCGAAGGCAACCTCCGCCACCGCGGCGCCGTCATGGGCGTGCACCATGCGGTCCGGTGCCACCAGGATCGCCGCATGCTTGGCCGGCAGATGCGCCCGCCAGCGGAACAGCAGCACGTCGCCCGGCCGCACCGCCTCGACCGCCACCGGCACGAGATGGCGGAAGCCGGCGCCGGCCAGTTGCTCGGCCTGGCTGGCCTCCGCCCAGTCCGGCGCATAGGCCGGCAGCGCCTCGGGCTCGGCGCCGATCGCCGCCCGCCACACCCCGCGCACCAGGCCGAGGCAGTCCGCTCCCGCGCCCTTGCACGAGGCGCGGTGCAGATAGGGCGTGCCGATCCATGCGCGGGCCTCCTCGATCACCCGCGCCCGCAATTCCATGCCGCTCATGTCAGCTCGCCCCCGGCCGCGCGATTCGCACCACCGCGTCATTGCCGGGCATATGCGGCATGCCGCGGAAGTTCGTCGCGTTGGAGAAACGGTCGCGGCAGGTCGAGAGCCGCTTGTCGCAGCCGGCGGTGACGGTGAAGGCGTCGCCCACCGCCAGCGGCTCCGGCGGCCGCTGCCACAGCTCCAGCCGCACCGTGGCGCCGGCCCGTCCATGCGCCTTCACTTCGGTGGCGAAGCCCTGATTGGCACCATGGGTGAAGGCGAGCCGTCCCTGGGTGAACCGGTCCGCCGCGAAGCCGTCGAGCCCATCCGCGCGGAACAGCCCCGCAGCTTCCACCGCGGCCACGACGCCCTCTCCGCGCAAACCCGGCGCCGCGAGATCGACCCGGCAGCGCGCATCGCCGAGATCGGCATCGCAGCTCCGCGTGAAAAGTCGCCCGCGTACCTGCCCCAGCGCATCGGACAGCGCCCGCAATTCGGCGACGAACACGCCGTTCTCGCGCCGCACCTCGCCGAGATGCCCCCGCCGCAGCCGGATGAAGCTGGCCGGGTTCGACCAGTCGACCAGCAGCAGGTCCACCGCCGCGCCGTCATAGAGCCCGGCCGCGAGATCCCGCTCGTCGAGCTGGTCGGCGGCCAGCGCACCCGTGAGTTCGCCGCCGGCGGCGGCGAACCCCAGCGCCGCCGGGTTCTCGCTGCCGCCGACGCCGGCCGCGGCAAGGAACAGCGTGCCATCCACCGTCAGGTCGCCATCATGTTCGGTCAGCCCCAGCACCGCACCGTCGCGGCGGGTCAGCCGCCAGCAGCGCGCCAGCGTCGTCGCGCCGGTGGCCAGAGCGGCGGAAAATTCCGTCGGCAGCGTTCTCATGGCCGTATCTCCAGGATCGGGATGCGCGGGATCTGCCCGGCCTCGAAGGCGGTGAGGTTCACCTCGAGAAAATCGGTGTCGAAGCGCACCGGCACGTCGAACTGAAACCCCGCCGTCACCGCCGCACCCGCGCCCGGCACATGGCCGGCGAAGAAGCTGATGGTGCCGAGCGTGGCATCGAGCGCGTAGTGCGTCCCCTCGATCCGCTCGGCTCCATCGACCGCCACCCGCACCGTGCCGCCGACCGGCTTGGCGATCGGCCGGGCATAGGGCGCATGGACGCCGCCATAGGTCTTGACGAGCCGGAACTGCGCCTGCGCGCCGGTACCGGTGCCGAGCGCCTGGTCGAGCGGGCCGGGCACGGCGCCGGGCGCGGCGGAGGAATGGTCGAGCCGGTCGCGCCAACGGAAACCATAGAGCCGTCCGCGCCGCTCCTCGAAGAAGGCGACGACGCTGGCGAGCTGGATCAGCGAGGTGACGCCATAGCCGGCGTCCCAGCGCCGCCGGGAATGGGCGAGGCGGGTATTGCGCTCCTCGCGGCCGGTCAGGGTGGTGACGATCTCGGTCGCCCGCTCCGGCCCGCCCGCCGCGCCGAGCGCGATGTCGAGCGGGAACAGCACCTCGTGGAAGGCGGCCATGATCGAGCCTTTCGTTGCGAATGCGGGAGAGAGCGAAGGGCGTCAGGCGCTGCGTTCGCCGCGCGCCACGGCGCGGCTCACCAGCCCGGCGAGATAGGCCTCGGAGCGCCGGAACGAGCCGACATCGGGCGTCGAGACGTTGACGGTAACGTTCACCGCCCGCCTGCCGCCACCGGCCGCAACCCCCAGCCGGCCGTCCGCCCCGCGCGCCAGCGGCAGGATCGCCTCCGCCCCGGCCTCGCCCATCAGCCCGATGCGGCCGCCGGCGAGCGGGAAATAGGTCGGGCTGGCCACCACGCCGCCGGAGGCGAACGGCACCACCCGGCCGCCCTCGAAGGCGCCGCCCCGAAACACACCGCCTTTCGCGAAGCCGAGCGCACCGCCGAATAGCCCCTGCACCAGGCTGGCGAAGCCCTGCTCCACCGGCCGCAGGGCCATGTCGAGCGCCAGCGAGGACAGCCGCAGCCCGAGCGCGCGGATCACGTCGTCGGCCTCCCTGCCCTTCACCGCCGCGCCGGTGAGCGCATCGCCCACCGCCCGGCCAAAGCCGCGCGCCAGCCGCTCGGCGTCGGAGAGTTCACGCCGGAAGGCGGTGGTATCGGCGGAAATCTCGACGGTGAGGCTTTCCGCCGCGAAGGTGTCGTTCTTGGTCATGTCGGCTCCGTCGGGTGGTCGGCAAATCGGTGCGGCAACGTCGGGTGCCCGAAACGTCGGGTTCAATCGGGAAACCGCGCCATCAGCCCGGCGAGGCCGGCGCGATCGAGCGGCCGGCGTGCGGGACCGGCGACAGCGCGCATGGCGGCGGCGAGCTCGCGCGGGGTCAGCGCCCAGAAGTCGCGCGCGGCAAGCCGCAGCCGGCCGAAGCCGAAGGCCATGGCTTCGGCCCAGGGAAAGGCCGCGACGGGACGCGGGCCGTCGGCCGCGTTCAGTCCCGCCGCGGCACCCGAGGGTCCGGCGGCAGATCCGTCGCCGGCCGCCCGTCTTCCGGCACGCCGCCGAAAGTGGCGGCGATCAGCTCGCCGACGATACGGGCGAAGCCGGTAGCCCCGCCGGGCGTGGTCATGCCCGCCACCTCCTCGATGCCGACCGCCTCGCCGGCGCCGTTGAGCCCGGCGGCGATGATGCGCACGGCATCGCGGGCGGAAAGCCGTCCAGCGCCGAAGCGCTCGGTCAGCGCCACGAGGTCGGCGGCGCCGAAGGCCTCCTCCAGCTCGGCCAGCGCGCCGAGGGTCAGCACCAGCCGGCGCCGGCGCCCGTCAAGCTCGGCGGCGATCTCGCCGCGATGCCGGTTGATCGCGAAAACGCTCATCCCCTCGCTCCTCACAGCGCGACGAAGACGAGTTCGCCGGCGCTCTCCAGCGCGATGTCGAAGGTCACCTCGCGGTCGTGCTCGGCGGCGATCTCCAGCGAGGAGATCTGGAACGGCCCGGTGACGGTGCCGAAATCCGGCACCAGCAGCTGGGCGTTCTGCACCGCGCCGTCGAAGAAGCTCTGGCGGATCAGCGCGTCGGAGGCGGCGTCCTTGAACACGCCGGAACCGGAGACGGACGCCCGCTTTACCCCCGCCCCGGCGAGCAGCTCGCGCCAGCGCCCGGCGCTCTCGGCGTGGGTGACGTCGACCGTCTCGGTGTTGAAGGCGATCTGCCGCGAGCGCAGCCCGGCGACCGTCACATAGGTCGAGCCGTCATGGATCTTCAAAAGCAGGTCCTTGCCCTTCTGCGCGGCCATGGCCGTCTCCTGTTCTGGTGGTGAGGGACCGTTAACCGCCCTGCGGTAACCTTGAGTCAGTATCGGCGGCTGGCGACGGGCGCGGGCGGCGTCTTCATCTTCTGAATCAACGTCAGGAAATGCCGCCAGGCGATCTCGTCTTCCGATTCAGGATGAAGACATCTTCCCGAGTCTCTTCCGCCCCTTGGCCGGGCTTCCTAAAGTCGGATGAGTATCTTCAACCGGATTCCGTCACCGCGCGAAAACGGACGATGGCGCGATAGGTGCGCCCGCCCGATTCACGCCGGATCTCGGCGCCGGTGTGGCGCAGATTGATCAGCCGCCCCTCGGCGAGCGGCAGGGCCGCGTCGTGCAGCGCCTCCTGCACCAGCGCGGCGATGCGGTGCGCCTCGCCATGCCCGCCCTGGCGCGACCAGACATGCAGCGTCAGCCGATGCTCCTCGCCGCGTTCGGTGGCGGTGGACCAGTCGAGCACCTGCGCCTCGCCCAGCGTCACATAGGGGAAGTCCGGCGAGGCCGGCGGCACGTCGTGGATGCGCGCCCCGCCCAGTGCGGCGGTCAGCGGCGCGTCGGCGACGAGCGCCTGGTAGAGCGCGGCCCGCAAGGCCGTCGCCGCGCTCATCGTCCCGCCTCAGGCGGGGCCGCGGCTTCGCGACGGGCCACCTGCCGGCGCAAGGCGGCGATCAGCCGGGCAAGCCCGCCCGGCTTCAAGGTCGATGCGAAATTCATGGTGTCTCCTCCCGGCAGCGGCAGGCGAGCCGCCGTCCGCGCCCCTCCGGATCGCTCACCGTCTCGACCAGCAGCACCCGCGCGCCGAGCCGCAGCCGGTCGCCCGGCTTCACCGCCGCCGGCGCGCGCAGCGTCACCCGATGCGTCAGCACCGCGCCGGGCCGGTCGGCGATCTCGGCAGGGGCGGCGTCGCTACGGATCGCGCCCCATAGGTCGCCCACCGCCTGATAGGTCAGCGTCGTTCCGCCGAGCCCGTCGGGTGTGGCCACCGGCGTCTCATGGGTCAGCCGGTGGCGCAGCGTACCCGCCCCGCTCACAGCCGCGTCACCCGATAGGGCGCCACCAGGGCACCCAGCGTGGCGGGAAAGGCGTTCGACGCCCCCGTCTCGTCGCGGTGCTCGTAGAAGTGCGCCAGCACCAGCCGCACCGCCTCGATCAGCGGCGCCGGCACGTCGGCGGCGCCCGGCCCGTGCCCGGCGGTGATATCGAGCGCGATGCCGGCGAGCGGGCGCAGCGGCGCCGCCACCGATGCCCGATCGACGCGGATCAGCCCCGGCAGCCGCGCGGTGTCGATGACGAAGCCGCCGGGCGGCACCGCCACCTCGTTGCCCTCGGCATCGATCAGTGCCACCGCATCGAGCGCGCGCAGCGGCGAGACCGGCACCGGGATCAGCCCGCTCGCCGGCCAGGCATCGCGCACCAGCCGCCAGTTCTGGTCGATCAGCGCCCGGCGGGTCAGCGTCTCCACCGTGGCGCGCGCGGCAACGATCATCGATGTGATCAGCGCGTCCTCGGCGTCGTGGTCGACACGCAGGAAGTCCTTCGCCTCGGCGAGCGTAAGCGGTTCGCTCGCGGGCCCCGCGAGCAGCAAAGCGGGCAT